GAGTTGATATAGAAAACGTTAGAGAAAATATAGTTATGATTAAAACGGTGATTTTACATCATGGTTTTTGATAAATATCTGAATATCAGCTATATATATCTAATGTGTTGATGTATAAGCACTTATCTTCGTGCTAAAATTTTACGTTTGACACGTTAAATAGGACATGTGTAATGTAATGTTGCAAAACAGTTGCAAAAAAATATGGTAATATGGCAACATTTAAAGTGGTAGTTTCAAAGAAACGTTCTGATGGTTATTATCCAGTTTACATTAGAATACTGCATAACCGTCAAAAGTTGGTAGTTAAGACCGATAAGTTTGTAACAGACAAAGGATTGGTTAAGGGCACGAAAGAGGTGAAGGACTCATTCGTGCTCGCAGCCTGTATGAGCCAAATAAATGGCTGGGTTGACAAATTGAACAGACTTGATATAACTGACTGGTCTGTTTATAAGGTTAGAGATTACCTTTTGACTTCTGCACAGGATATTTGTTTTTCTGAATTTGCTCGTTCTTATCTTCAATCACTTTCTTTGCAGCCTTCATCACGCCAAATTTATGAAAGTGCTTTGAAACATTTGGAAAACTTTGCTGGTACTGATAAGGTAATGTTTTCGCACTTAACTGTACGTCTTCTGACAGCATGGATGAAAACCATGGAGAATAAGCCTAGTAGCAGAAATTATTATCCTTCTTTGGTTAAGCGTATTTATTTGGAAGGTATCAAGAAATTTAATGATGAGGAGGCAGGTCTTATGCCAATAAAATTCAATCCTTGGAATAAGATAAAGATAGAGAAAAAAGCAGGTCCACACAAGCGTGCCATCACACTGGAGGAGTGTAGAAAGTTTTTTGCCGTTACTCCTGAGTATCCACGGCAGCAGTTGGCTCTGGATGTTTGCAAGATGATATTGTGCTTGGCTGGCATCAATGTAGCTGACCTCATGAAAATGAAAAAGGTGGACTATTATGATGGAATCTTGCACTATGAGAGAAAGAAAACAAGTACGCGTCGTTATGATAAAGCGTATATAGAAATGAGAGTGCCGGATATGCTTTTACCAACCTTGGAGAAATATTTTTCTGAGGAAAGTGACCCTTATCTATTTATTTTTCATAAAATGTATTCCACTAATCGTTCTATGGATACGAATTTGATACATTTTATTAAAGCTATCTGTAAGAACTATTTGGGTATGCCTGATGATAATTTTTATACTCCTTATACATTCCGGCACACTTGGGCCACAGTAGCCCAGAATGATATTGGTGCCAACTATGCAGAGATTGGCTTTGCTATGAATCATGCAACAGCTCATAGGATAACAAGCGGATATGTGAAGCCAGATTTCTCTAGGGCTTGGGAACTAAATGAGAAGGTGGTGGAGAAGGTCTTCTTTACCAATGATCCAAGCAGGCGAATGCAGGAACATCATCTGCCTGTATTCGATAAGGTAGAGGAAAACTTTGAGTTGTCTGCTGATGCCTACTTCATGGGTGAGGTTGTGGCTCATGTGGATGGCAAGGGCTACAAGAATACAGATGAGATAATAGAGCAGCTCATGGCCAGCATACATGATACTGTTCCTAAGAACTGCACGATACAGATTAAGGTGAAGAATATCACCAAGAACCAGACGAAGTACTTTGAACGAGTCTGGGACATAAAATAGCTATTTTGTGTTAATACAGATTAAAATTGACCCAATATAAGTTAAAATAGAGCGTTTTTGCTCGATAACCAAGTCAAGGGTAGACTTCTCTAAAGTTGAAGAAAATTTAGAGAGGGCTACCCATTTTTTATAATTAGCTATTATTAACAATTTTGAGATTTTTGATGTTGATAGTGGTTTCTTGTTTCTCAAATTTCTCTTCCAACTGCATGAAAGATTCCTCCACAGATAAGTTTCTGGATTCATCATTATTGAACGATACAGACTGGAGTTTGGGAGCCACGTATGGAAGGAACTTTGCCACCATCGAAAGACGTCCGGCAGGCTCGTCAATCTGCATGAGATCCGTGAAAAGTGAATAGTTCTTCTCATTGATACCATTGATGTAGCCAGTAAGGGCATCACGGAGGCTTTCACGTACACTTTTGGTAACCTTATTAGGTGTGCCAGCCTTACGTCCGCCAGTCTTCTTCCTCTTTGGCTTCGGCTCATTATTATTGTCTTGTTTTACTGCCATATTCTATTGATTTTTAATGCTTACTGATAGTTTTCGGGTGCAAATATAGTAAGAAATTACGAAACTTGGTGTTCAAGTTGCGGAACTTATCACAGATAGGTAAGAAAAACGCATTACTTTTGAACATTAAACATTAAAATTCGAATTTTATGGGATTAATTGGAAGTATTGCTGGTGGACTGACCTCTGCTGTAGGTGGTGCTCTAGCAGCTAAAGCAAGAAACAAGGGATATAATGATTATATCAACATGTTTCAAGACCGTATGCAACAGGTGAAGGATCATCGTGACAACTTGTATTATCAGGATCCTACTCAGTCAGCGGAGAATCAGGTAGCCGTGACCAATGCCCAGAAGGTATTGGATAATGCAACAGCAACCGCAAAGAACACCAATATTGTTAGTGGCGGTTCTGATGAAGCGGTTGCGCTGAGTAAGCAGGCTGCCCAGGAGCAGGTGGGTAATATCATGCAGCAGGCGGCCGTACAAGGTGCTCAGACCAAAGAAAATGTGTGGAATACTGCAGATTCGCAGATAGACCAGATGACTAACTACATCGCCACTGCCAAGAAGGAGAAGGCTCTTTCTACTGCTAAGGGTATCACGGATGCAGCTGGTGGCTTGGCTGGAGCTGCAAGTAAATTGCCAATTTAAGGAAGGAGGTAATTATGGGATTTATATTGGATGATTTAACTCCTAAGCGCCCGGCTACTGCCGTTATTCCTTTTACTGATTTCCCTGATGATAATGCGGTGAAGCCGGAGGTTGCAGTACCAGTTCAGACAACTGATACAGAACCGGGAAAGGGTACAGCCATAGATACGACCGGTATTACTGGGAATGGTGGCAAGGAATCTTTTGCCCAGAAGCCAACCGAGGAAGTTACCAAGGTGGAGCCTAACCAAGGTATCAAGATAGACTGGAGCAGACCTTATGCCGAGATAGAACAGAATCCTATCTTGCAGAAGATGAAGCCTTATGACATTATGAGGGATTACCAGAAGAATGGTGATGGAAACTGGTCTGCCTTCATGCCTTGGCTTTCTTCACTTGGTGATGCCGATAAAACTGTGGCTGCAAATGCAGCTCGGCAAAAGAAGGCAGAGAATCAAGCCAAATGGGAACAATGGGGAAATCTTTTTATGCACTTGGGTAACTTTTTTGGTACAGTTCAAGGTGCTCCATCGCAAAAAATAGAATCTGCACAAGAACTTACTGATCGCCAACGCAAGATAAGAGAGGCTACTGAGGCTCTTCGTGCCAAGGGATATAACCAGATGATGGTGAATATCTGGAAGGACCGTCAAGACAAGCAGGCACAGATGCAGGCAGAGGCTGCTGCAAAGGCAAATGAGAAACTAGCTGAATATCGTGCATCACAGAAGAACCAAACGGATGCTCTCACTCCTGTAAAGGTTGAGGAAGTGATTCAATCTGCAAGACGATATTCTACAGCTGCAGACTTTAATGAATCAAAGGAGGAGACAGAGGATTTTTTGAGAGGCAAGAAGGGAAAATTACTTGACAATCAAGCTGATGCAGCAGCTGCAAAGGCTGCAGATAGTCGTTCTCATGTTGCCGTGAATAATTCGACAACAGCAAGGAACAATGCTGCAACTAATAAGACGATTAGAACAACGCCAAAATATTCTCAAGCAGAATATGGTAAAAGGTTCATCAAATACTTTAATTACATGAAAAAGAAGGGAGGCAATAATCTTGCTTCTATTTATGAAGAAAAGTATGGCATTGGTAAAAATGGAGATACTGGCAAGCAGTGGAATGCAGGTCTTCAAAGAATGTTTGTTGATGATGTTGAAGAACGAGGTCTTGTACCTAAGAGCCTCGGTATTGGCATTGGTAGAAAATCAAATAATGGCAAAACAAATAAAGGTAAACATTTAAAATTATAATATGGACGATAATATAAAGAAATTACATCAAGCGTTAATTGATGATGGTTATGATGATGTTGGTACAGAGCAGGAGTTTAGAGACTATGTTTCTGACAGCAAAAATGTAGCTACACTTTATAATGCATTAAGTGAAGCAGGATATGATAATTTTAAAGACCAAAAATCTTTAGAAACATATCTTTCTGGTAAATCACCTGTTGCTCAAAAGCCTTCAACTCCTCAGAGTAGTGGGCAAAGTGCTTCTGTAGAGAATAAGCCAAAGGTTGCGCAACCAGCAGCGAAGCCTGTAGCAGAAAAGCCAAAGGAAGATAACAGATCATGGTTTACTAAATGGATGACTGGAACTTTGCCTGAGGACGAGAAGCAGGAAACAACAGACAAGGAGCCTGGTCTTATAGCAAAAGCCTTGGGTATGATTCCTACTGGTGTTCAGACGAGCAACGGAACATATCAGCCATCACCAGAGATTCCTCAGCCTGTTGTAAAAGGTGAGGAAATGCCTGTGAAGGAAGAAGCTTCTTCTTCATCATCAGCTAATGCGTCTCCTGTTACAACACCAACTGGTGTGGTGAATAATGAGGGGTTGATGGATGCCAAACTTGCCAACTATATTGAGAACTGGAAGCAGAGACCGGATAAGGAGGGCGATTACTTTGCGAATATGGTTGCCGACTTGTTGGCTGATGGTACTGCCAATAGCAATGAGGAGGCAGTGAATATGGTGATGCCTGCTTTGCACAGATATGCCAACCGTTCTGCCATGGACGTTACCAACCAGGTAGTATCTTCTTTGCCTGATGATACGGTGCAGGATGCTGAGCAGAGTATCGATGCGCAATGGTATAGCCATGGTGTGCAGGATAAGTTGAAGCAGGAGGCAGACAGCATGGGTATCAGTTATGATGACTATGTGGCTCATTTCCTGAAGCCAGCTATGGTGCAGAGTCTGGTGAACAAATATGGTCCGAACTATCGCAATATAGCCGAGGGCATCGCTACTCGTCTCTATGATCACGATGAGCATGTACAGGACAGACTGATGAACCAGGACATCAATGATGCGCTTTCTAACGTTATCAATAAGTATGTGAATCCATCTGTAGTGGATGAGTACAACAAGGCTCAGGAGGCAGGCAGTAAGGCATTTACGGAGGGAATGGAAGGAAGCCAGTTTATTCCGGCTAATCTTCGTCTGGGTACAGCACTTGGTGCTCAGTATGAGGCAAACGAGGCCAAGGATCCTGCAAAGGTGCTTTCTGGTTTGCAGCAGAAGTTTGGCAAACTCTACCGGAATCCGAAGTTCCTGAATGACATGAGCAATGCCGCATTTAAGGTGATGCAACGGTATGGCTTGAATGGCACTCTGAGTAGTGATCCTAAGCAGTTCAAGCCAATGATTAATGCTGCCATTAAAAATGAGTTGGACCAGCTGGAGATTAAGGGTATGATGCCTAAGGGTAGTGCTGAGTACATCATGAAGACTGGTTTGGGTAACACTATTGTGGGTAAGATTATTCGCAAGGCTGTTCAGACGGACTACCAGAACTGGCTGGAGGATATTGCCAATCAGCAGTATCAGCCGGGCTTCTGGGAGAACGTGGCTAGTGGTGCTCTGACCTTTGCAGGTGATGCCTGGAGTTATTGGCTGCCTGGTGCCGCAGGTGGCAAGTTGACCAAGAGCATGGTAGCCAAGGCAGAGGGTAAACTGGCTGGTGACCTGATGGCTAAGGGTATGGAGCGCAGGATGGCTGAGCGAGCCGCCAAGGTACTTATCGGTAAGAGTAAGGCCGCGGCTTTGAAGAGTGGATCCGCGCATGGTGCTGTTACCTTTGGCGGTCAGTCTGCTATCTCAAAGCCTATTGATGAAGTTTATCGTACAGGTCAGTTTGATGAGAATGGCAAGATTTACAATCCTTCTGTTGGTAAGGTTATCGCTAATACTCTGGGCGAGGTGGCTAAACAGAGTGCCGTAGGTGCTATCATGCAGGGCGGAACCATCGCCAATATGATAGGCAAGGGCAGAGGCTTAGCTACCAATATTCTGGCTGATGTTGGTGGAAAGGTAGTGGATTCCGGTATCATGACCGGGCAGCAGATACTGGAGCGCATGGCGCATGACCCTAACTTTAAGCCTACAGGCAAGGATGCTGCCGAGAGCTTCCTTGAGAGTATGGCGAACCTTACTGCTATCGGTTTGCCGGGTATGGTGGGCAAGTATGCCCGATTCAAGGATGCGAGGGAGTTTAATAAGAAGTTTGACTTCACAGATCAGGATATTGCCGAGTTGAAACGATTCGGCTATGATGGTCTTCGTGATGCCTTCGAGAAGGTGGGCATCGGGGAGTATACCGTGGTTGGCGAAAATGCCCAGCGACTTGATGGACAACTTACCCAGAAGTATATGGACCTGATGAACGACAAGAGCGTGCCGGAGGTGTTGAAGGCTAAGATGATGGCAGTTGTAGAAGGCAAACGACCTTCTTCTTTCTCGCCTGTTATTGATAGCGAGGTATATAGAGGTGACGATGGTAAGTACTATTTGGAAACCTATAATAAGGATGGAGGCGTAATCGACCGCAAGGAGTATTCTTCTCATGATGCTGCACGTAATGATGAGAAGAAACTGGAGTATGAGAAGACTCTTGGTTTGGCTTCTGTGCTGGAAGGTGAGTTCCACAATGAGTTTACGCAGGAGCATCTTGAAGGCTTATACAACAAGGCAGCCCAGAAATATAATATGGGTGAGAAATTGACAGATGAGGATAAGGCAGCGGTTTATCTTCATCAGAATGCTGGTGCCATCAAGGAAATCATGGATAAGCAGCAGAAGGGTATTATCCTTACTGATGAGGAGCAGAAGCAGGTTAATGCCTATCGTCATTATTATGACAGTGCTTTGGAGAACAGTTCTGTGATGAGGGAGTTTGTCAACACGTTTGAGGATTCCCATGACGTGGCGCACGGTACACTTCGTAAGGCTTTGGAGTCGAAAGATAAGAAATATGCGCCATTGGTAGAGTCTTATCTTAAGGAGCTTTACAATTCCATCGAACTGAAACGTGAAATGAAGCAGACGATGGATGATCTCTATAATACTTCCCATGGTAATGAGCAGAAGAGAATTGAAGGCGAAAGCCCTGTATCGCCTGTTGAGGGTTCTTCTGAGAGTTCTGCAGGTGGTCAGGAGTCTCCAGTTTCAGAGGGACCTGCTCCGTACCAAGACCGTACCAACTCCGTATCAACTCCGAGTGATGCAGAGTTTGCAGCAAATCCTGCAAACCTTGCAAACGAAAATCAAAGCGAAAGCAAGGCTTCTGATGCTTTTGTTATGGGGCAGAATGCCTATAAGAATGGTGATAAGGAGGGATTGAAGTCTATTAAATATAATGCAGAAACTGCAGAGTTTCGATTGAAGCGCGCCTTTGCAAATGATACTGACAGAATCCAAGGTGTATATAATGCGGTAAACAAGGGTACAGACATTGAGACCTATATTGAGCAGCGTACAAACTATCTCACTCCTTTCCAGCAGGAAGCAATCAGAAAGTATGCTGAGGCTATGGATGCTAATAAGGGTGCAATGGATGCTTTGGAACATGCTGATGATGGCTATGCAGATAAGTTGAAACAGCAACTTTCGCAATACACTATGGAAAATGGTAACATTTCTAGTCTTACCCTTACCGATGGTCAGCGAGGCTATTGGAAGAGCAAGAATGAGTATGGTGCAGGATTTGGAGTCTTTCCTGATGCAAATGGTCAACCAGTCGTGAAGCAAGTTCCATCGTCTCAAGTCAAAGAGAATGGAAAAGAAATCCCTCTTCAAGAATACGTGAATCAGCTTGCAACTCAGAAACATGAAGCAACAAAGAAGGACTTCAACGCAATTTTTGATGCTACCAGTCTGAAACCAAATGATACTGTTAGCTTGTCTATTAATGACAAAGACCAGCCAACAGAAGCTAAGATTGTGTCAGTTAATCCTGATGGAACCATAAGTTTTAATATAGCTGGTTCTAAAAATGTAACGACTGTACCAGTAGACACATTCACCAAGTTCCAAAAATATGCATTGAGAAATAGCATCAATGCCGAGCTGGATGCAGAGGATGCTGAGCGTGCAGAAAAAGAAGCAATCAAGGTTGAGGCTGAGAAAAAGCAACGTTTTGCCAATGGTATTGTTGGGCTGAGTGAGCAGAAGCCAGACTATTCTTCCAAGGAAACCGACCCTAAGGTGGCTGCAGAGTATCTGCAGGAGCAATATGGTGAAGACCATGGCAAACTTTTGAATCTGGTTAATGGTAGTCGTGATGACATCAAGACTCAACTTGCCAACAAGAGGAAGGCTGCTGCTGAATATCAGAACTGGCTTGATACAAATGCCGATCTTGACCCGGAAAAGGCTAAGAAGGTGGAGGATGAGTTGAGTCTGGTTAATGAGCAGATTGCTGATCTTGATGCTCGTTTCAAGAACTGGAATACTATCCGCAACAGCGTGATGACTCCTGATGAGGTGAAAGCAATGACGGAGGAGCGCAAGGCTGAGGTGGAGAAGGCTGGTGTTGATGAAACTGCCATCGTGCCATCTGATGATTTCCATGTGCTCGTACTTGATGATAAGGAATTGAAGAAGCAATATCCTACTATGGATGAGGCTACCGACTATATTACCTCTCAGCGCAAGGACATCTATCATACCCAGGAGGATGTGGAACGCAAGATAAATGGTGTGAATGATATGCTGGATCAGTATATCAATGGCGAAACAGAGCTGGACCCTAACCAACTTATGGAATTGAATACAACAAAGGCTCAGCTGGAGGCTCAGCAGTCTAATTTGTCGGTTGCAGCAAAGGGTTTGAAGGCTCAGGCTAATAAACTCAGCAAACTTTATAAAACAGAAGTTAGCCAGCAGGAAATGGAGGAACTGGGTATGACTCCTTCTGAGCAGCGTAAGGTTCTTGCGTCTGATGCCATCAAGAAGAATGACCTTGGAGCAATAATAAAGATATACAAGGATGCCTCTGTTGATATTACGGACTTGACTCCTCAGACTCTTGAAGAGGCAGTATCAGAATATTTGAGTCCTCATAGCTTGAATCCGGAATCTCTTCAATATGAGTTGGGCAAGAGTAATTTTAAGTTTGGTATTGGCAAGGGGTATGATTCTAATAAGTTCAATTATCTTATAGCCAAGAAAGGAACCGGTATGTCGGTTAACGAATTTGCTGTGAAGGTATATAATGACCTTCCTGTAAACTTGCTGGATATGGGATATACCGACCAGGATGTTCGTAATGCCCTTCTTGATATGTTCAAGTCTTATGACAGTGTGAAGGACATGAAAAATGTGGCTCTGATGAACCGCATAGCTGCTGCAGAAGATGAACTTTCAAGCGAGGAAGAGTTTTATGAGGCACAGAAAGAGCGAGAAATTATCGAAAGACAGGCAGAAATTGAGAAATATAAATCGTATATTCACGAAAAAGCGTTATCTTTGCCGTCTGAAAGCGAACTTGATCACATCAATGGACTTGAATTTGACCGTATGATGGAGATTGAGGATCGTGAACGAGAGTACAAACAATATGTCAAATCAATTTTACCAGAATTAGCTGATTATGATGACAGAAGCAATGAAGAAGGATATGGAGGAGGCAGTAGCCTGGGTAGCGACTCTTCACGGAGAGGAGTTGATGAAGGAAATAGCCAAGGCGAAGAAGTTGGTAACGGAGAAGCATCTTCTGAGTCCGAGATTGGAGAAGGCTCTGATAGCGGACGCAAAGGGCGACAAGAGACTGGCAGCATGGAACCTGGCGAAGGCTCAGCTGTTCGAGGCTCACATCTACCGCAAGAAGCATCCTTCGGAGAACGTTTAAAGAGTGCCATTGCCGAAACTGAGACCGAACCTACTGAGGCTCAGAAGAAGGCAGGAAACTACAAAAAGGGTCATTTGTCCTTTGGTGGCTACGATTATACCGTAGAAACACCAAAGGGCGTGACTCGCAGCGGTAAGGACGAGCAGGGCAAGCCTTGGAGCGTGACCATGCACGATACTTATGGCTATATTCTTGGTAAAATTGGCGTTGATGGTGACCATATTGATATGTTCATCAATGACGCTGCAGACCTTGATACTTTTGATGGTAACGTTTGTGTGGTTGACCAGGTGAACCCGGAGACTGGAGAGTTTGATGAGCATAAGGTGATGTATGGCTATCCTTCTGAGGAGGCTGCTACAGAGGCTTATCTTGCCAACTACTCCAAGGGCTGGAAGGGACTTGGTAAGGTTACTTCTGTGCCTAAGGCTACCTTTGACAAGTGGCTGGAGTCTTCTGACCGCAAGACTAAGCCTTTTGCGGAGTATGCTATGGTGCAGAAGGAACAGGCAAAATTTGATCGTGATGTGAAGGAGGTGGAGCCATCTGAAATGACGGAGGCACAGAAGGTGGCTTATGATGCCGTATCTACTATGCTTAAGAAGGCTGGTATTCCGGTGAAGGTGGTTAGCAATGAGGATATGGAGAAGGTGGCTGAGGCACAGGATAATCTGAATCTTGCCATGCTGCTGAATCAGCCTGAAATGAGATTTAAGATCAAGACACCGGAGGAGAAGCAGGCTGCCGAGAATGCTTATAACTTTGCAAAGGAGTTGCGCCCGGATAAGTGGAAGCAGTATGCCGTGGTGGATATGAGCAATCCGATTAAGATGCCGGAATACTTTGAGAAGCAGGAACTGGCTAGAAAGGAGCGTTCTTACTATAATAAACTTATGTGGGGTAACTACAAGGTTTTCAATCTTGATAAGAGTTTTGAGGACAATGTGGCTGGGCTTACTGGCTCATTCCCTTCGGAGTTTGATCCATATAAGATAGATGAACAGACTCGTAAGAAGAATGAGTTGAAAAAGCAGATTAAGGAGACTGAGGATGCTTATAACTCAACTGGGCAGGAACGTAATAATTATCAAATTCAGCTGATGAAGGAGTACATGGATGAGCATGGACTGGATTCTGAAAACGATATTCCTGATGATGTTTGGAATGATTGCAGGAATAAATCCTTTGAAAAATATCAAGATAAGCTTGATTCCTTGTTTGCGAAATATAAGGATTTGGATAGACAGTTGAAGGCTGTTGCTGAGCCGGGAGTGCAGTATTTGAAGGGTAAGGGTGTAGTTTATGGCTACACTGATGGCAAGGAGATTGTGCTGAACCAGGAACATCTGAATCCTAATACTCCTATCCATGAGTATCAACATCTTTGGCGTACTGCTGCTAAGAAAATGAATCCGGAACTTATAGAGTATGGTGATAAACTCATCATGCAGACCCAGCTATTTGCCGATTTGAAGCAGGATCCTAACTATAATCATCTGACAGATGAGCAGATTTGCGATGAGGCTTTTGCTCGTTTGACTGGTGAGGACGGAGCTGCCATCCTGGAACAGATGGCTAAGGATGCTATCAAGGAGAATCCGCTTGATACAGCCAAGGAACTGAGTGTTATCAATAAGTTGAAGGAGTGGCTGAAGAAGTTCTGGTATTGGACTCTTGATACATTTACGAAGTGGAAGCCTGAGGACATTAAGAAAATGACCTTGGAGGATATTCGCAATCTTGTGTTGAGAGACTTGGCGAATGGGGTAGACCCACGTAACGTGAAATCTCGTATGACCAAGGAAGATGCTGTTTCGCTGCGTAAACAGATGGCAGATAATGCTGAGCAAGAGCGGATTCTAGAGCATACGGAAGAGAACTGGCAGAAAGAATTTGGCAAGGATAGCCGTGTTACTACTCCTATTGGCAGTATCAAACTTGGTGAAAACCAATATAAGAAGGCAGGAAGAAACGACCGAATCAAAAGATTTGGTCTGTTGAAGCCTACCTTGGAGCGTCCTGACGTTATCTTGGAGAAGTCTGCACCAAAAGAAGGTGCGGAACGACAGACTAAATATCTGTTCATCAAATCCTTTAAAAAGGCTGATGGAAACAAGATTCTGAACTATGAATCCATAACAGTAAAGCAGGGTGAAGAGGAAGTGGCGATTAGCGCACATCAAATAGATCCTTCGAAAGTTGTGAAAGAATTGACGGAATCAAAAGTGCTATGGAATCGTTTCAGAGGCGATTCTAATTCCTTGGGCGAGAATCAAGGTTCGGCATTAACTCCATCCGCAAATAACCCAAGCGGAAAGGATAGCGTCCTGAATCCTCATAGCGATGCAAAGATAAGAAATAATATCGAAACTGCCAAGGGAAATGGTGGAAATTTATCTGTGGAGGATAAAATAAAGGCTGTATCTCAGCAGTTTGGGGTTGATGAGGCTGATGTGGCGATGTATGCCAATGCTATTAAGAAGGGTTCTACTGCTGAGGCTGCACGTGCCAGAGCCAATATCAAACGCCATCTGTTGCAGGCAAATGAAGATAAGATTTCCTCTTTAAAGGAACTTCTTAAGTACACCAAGCCTGTAAATGAAGCCTTGAAGGAGAACTTTGGTGACGTTGATGCCATGATAGAGGAGCGTGTGAAGCAGGTGGAGGCGCAGCGTAACGCCATGGAAGCTGCAAGAAAGAGAGCAGAAGAAGAGGAAGCCAAGCGACAAAAGCACTTGGAGGAACTTTCTCTGATTTCTGATGATCAACTTGACAAGCAGTATATGGATGCTCTTGCCAAGGGGGATGATGCTACTGCCAGGGAAATGCTTGATGAGGCTGCCAGACGCAAGGGCTATGATGATACCGAAAGCGCATATCAAGGTGTAGGTGCGTGGGCTGCACCGGGAAACCCTGGGTATGAAAGTGACAAGGCGAGACGTGACGATTGGGAATCCAGTGGCTCGGATGTGAACCTGGAGGATATTGCCTTGGGCTATGCTCCTCAGCCGGATGATTACTTCTCTCATCCTGAGCGTTATTCGCAGAACACTCCTCATGGATTGGAATCTGTAAAAGCCATCAATACGGCTATTGATGCCATTAAGAATGGTGAGAAAGATGTTAAGGTAAAGGTTTATCGTGCCGTTCCTACTTCTGTGAAGGAAGGTAAGTTGCGTAATGGTGACTGGGTTACTCCTTCAAAGAAGTATGCCGATATTCATGGAAACAACCGACTGGAAGGCAAATATCGTATCATTGAAGATGAAGTGCCAGCTAATCAACTGTGGTGGGACGGTAATGACGCAAACGAGTTTGGCTTTGATGATGGCAAGGAGTATAAATATAAGAATGCCAAGAACAACAGAAAGTTGAACGACCTTGTTACCTATGATGATAAGGGTGACGTTATTCCTCCTTCTAAGCGTTTCAATTCTCGCAAGAGCGATGTGAGATTCATGTTTGCTGGAGAGAAGGGAGCTGCTGAGGCTGATAAGGCTGAGGAGCAAACTATCCGCATGGATAACCTGGATGTGGCTAAGCAAATGGAAGTGTCAAAAAAGAATGCCAAGATTATCAAGATGGCTACAGGTTGGGAGAAAGGTGTAGATGGCAAGTGGAGATATGAAATGCCGGATGCTAAGATTAAGGATATGAAGGATATTGGCGGTGGTAATATTGTTAAGCGTTTTGATGACGATATGCTTTGGAATGATGGTAAACTTACTAATGTCATTGATGCGCCTGGACTCTTTGAGGCTTATCCTCAGTTGAAGGATGTGCGTATTGAAACGGATGCCATTATGAACGATATGCCTTCAAATGGTAATTATAATGCCAAGACCAACACCATTACCATTCATGCTGATGAGCTGAAATATATGAATAGTATTTTGAATCACGAGATTCAGCATGCTATCCAGTATATAGAGGGCTTTGGAAAAGGTGGATCACCTGAACAAATGGAAAAAGAATTTAAGGAAGCGCAAGACGAGTGGAAGGCACGTGCTTATGCTCATGAATTGGAAGAAAAGGCCAAGGAATTGGGAGGTGAGTATAATCAATCGGAGGTAGAAAAAGCCCTTGTTGAGGAATATAAGGATTTAGATATGTCTGATGAACTTCCTGATAAAGAAACGCGTATTAAGGGTTTCAATTACTTTGCACGTGGCTATGCAGATAGAAGTATGGATGATGCCATCAAACGTTTTCGCCTGAATGAAAGTACACGCTCTGACTTTGATTCTTACAAAGAATACCTAAAGTTGGCAGGTGAGGTAGAATCGAGAAATGTGCAGAATCGATTGGGTATGACTGATGAGGAGCGCAGAAACTCATTGGCATCTGAAACTGAGGACGTGAACCGTGACGAGCAGATTGTGATGAATGGTAATGATGCTAGCTATAGCATCGTGAAAGACCCTGATACCATTAAGAAGCTGGATAAGGAAGACACTGTGAAGGTTTACCGTGCCATGCAGGTAGGCGAGGATGGAAAACTCTATCCACCGATGGCTGCAAAGGTGAAGGGCAAGTTTGTGCAACCTATCGAACTCGGTAAGTGGGAACAGGCTGACGAGCGACCAGAGCTTGCTGATGATAAGGGTATGTTTACTCTTAACAAGGGCAATGGTAAGTCGCTTAAGGCAGCTTACAATCCTTACCTTCATACTTCTCGCACTCCACTGAATGACCAGTTTAGCGAGGCTCAGAATCGCCCTAATATCGTAACCGTAGAGGTTGAGGTGCCAAAGAGCGAGCTGACCAGTGGCTACAAGGCTGATAAAGCCAAGGATGCCGTGGGTGAAGTAGAGTGGAAGGCAGGTATCATCCAAGGACAGCTGACAGGCAAGCGCAAAGTGGTGCTTTCTCGTTGGGATAAGCCTGTGCGTATTGTGCCTGACAGCGAGGTGGCTGATGTTATCGTCAATGATATGTTCAAGGGCAAGAATATCACTATGCCTTCGAATGTGGTTACTCCAAGTCTGAGAAAAGAGTTGGAGAAGCGAGGTGTGCCGTTTGTGGAGACCGATAACAGAGGCAGAATCGTAGGAGGCGAGAATGATGGTGTGCATTATTCCAAGGTGTATGGTAAGAATCATAGAGAAAAAGGGTATCGAAGCATCTTGAAGTTCTCTCTTGGCGACAATGGCACGGATGTTGCTGAAGGAAATGGTGATAGTATAAACAAAAATCCAAATAAAAATGTTATCACCAGAAGAATTGGAAGCCGAGAACAGGCGCAAAGAAGAGTTAATGAAACGTTGGGCGCAGCAGCCTCTGACTTACAAAGAAGTCTTGGAGCAACAGCGAAGGAACAACGCCCAACTTGGAATCGTAGATCCGCTCTTGGATATGTCAGAAGAAGAGCGGAGGAGTTATCTTCGCTCCTTACAGAAAAAGACCTCAAAGAGATCCAGGGGGGCTATATAGGCCACGGTCAAGAGAATTATGTGTATCAGGCAAAGTATGATGACAAGAAAGTTGTTAAGTTTAATGACTTTAGCTTGACGGATAGTTTGTTCCGCATCAATGAGTTCATCGACCGGGTAAATGCTCATAACCAGTTCCAGCCAAAGGACAAATATACTCCAATTGGTTTTGCCTATGATGAAAAAGGCGATTTCTGTATAGTGATGGAACAGCCTTATTTGAAGGGAACTCAACCTACTAGAGAAGAAATCACTCAGTATCTGACAGACCACGGTTTTAAGCTGGATATGATTCAGATTAGTGCCGATGAAGTGGATTTGGGCTGGACGAATGGTGAGTTTGACTTGTGGGATGCTGAGCCAAGAAATGTTATCAAGGACGAAAATGGAGACTTGCATTTCTTCGATACCATGATACAGCATACCTACATACCAAACCACAAGAATCCTTTGCGATTGTCGATGCCATCCATACGTACCTTTGAGTCGCAGGAGATGAAAAATTCTGCAGACAAGGTGAAAAATGTGGCAAATGTATTGGGCGGTGCTGAGGCTGTGACCTATACTTCCAGCGCAGATGTGCCGGAAGAATATCGTGTTGCTATAGAGCTGGGTGCCAAGGGATGGTATGACCCTACTACACACACGGTGCATGTTTATCTGCCTAACTGTGCTGATGCCAACGAGGCGGAGAGAACGGTGCTTCATGAAAAGATAGGCCATGAGGGTATGGAAGTGCTGCTGGGTGGCGAAGATGAGGTGAGAAAATTCGCTAATTTCGTTTATAATTCTGTCGCAGCAAGCACTCGCGGCAAGATTCTGGAGATTGCCAATGAGTATGATCCGGACTGGAAGAAGTATGACCGCATGAATGTGGGAACGCAGGAGTATATCGCCCGACTGGCTGAGGAGGGTCCTAAGACTGCTGAGGACTTTTCTCTTTGGACCAAGATTAAGCATTATCTTATCAAGGTATTGAAGAAGCTGGGTATTCGTGTGCCGGGACTTCTCAATGACAAGGATTTGAGATACTACCTGATGAAGGCTGGCAAGGCTCTCCATGTTTGGGACAATATGTCTCAGGAGAAGCAGGAAGCCATGATGAAGCAGGCTAGTAATGCTGAAATCAAGGATGCGCTGGGTGAGGAAGCTGACTTATCTTCTGAAGAGGATAATAGGCCAAAGAAGAAAACTGAGCGTGGTCGCATCGATGAGGCTACTGGTGCTTTCAAGTTGGCTCCTAATGGTGAACAGTCTAATCTGAGCAAGAAACAGTATATTGAAGCTCGTACCAAGAACTTTAAAGATTGGTTTGGCGGTGATTGGGAGAAGAAACCAAAGGACTTTAAGAATAAGCTGGATGCTAACGGTGAGCCTTTGGAGAAATACGTGGAAGGCTATTTGAACCGACCAAAGAAACCAACCATGCCAAAGAAACGCAAGGGAGAGGATGAAGCTACTTTCTTCGGGCGCAAGATGCTTTACTCACAAGCCCTAGAGGATTGGCCTAAGACTGAGGCTGATTGGAAGAAGCGTATAGACGAGTTTGACGAGAACACGCTTGCTGCCCTCACTCCTCCTGATGAGGAAGCTATCCGAGAGAAGTATCAGAAGCAATATGAGAATGATATGGCTAGTTGGAGGAAGGATCATCCTAAAATAAAGGAAGGCGAGGAGAGACCTCTGAAAATTCCTGATATGCGCGACTATCAAAGCATACAGGACTATGGTGAGGCTATGGGAAAGTATGAAATATGGAAGACCGCCCCTCATAAGGACGAGTACGATAGAATGGCAGAGGACGAAATCATATCAAAAGTGGCTCTTATGGATGCTGTTCAGCACCCATTCAGTGAATATGCCCGATTGAAAGCGATGAAGGCAGAGTTTCAGCACATGCGCCACGTAATGCAAAATCAAAAGGTGTATGACAAAAATACTACTGATGCCGTGGTGCAGTTTGCTAAAAGATTTATGAGTCTGGGTTATGGTGATGATTTGGGTAGAGGTAGTATAAACACCTTGCTCACTATTGTGAAAAATAGTACAGGTAAGAAATCGTATGAGATTTCTCAGCATCTTTATCAAGTGATGGATGTGTTGATGAACAACCAACTCAGAAACTTCGACAGGGCTGTCATGAAGACCATGAGTATTAAGGAACTGAAAGAGAATGCCAAGGGTATTCAGGTTCAGGGTAAGCTGGAGTTGAGAGGTCAAACTACAATCAAAGCCTTCCGTGATGCTGTCTCTTCAAGGATTTCTTCTGATAAGCTTGATGAGAGAATCAGTAACTTGATAGATAAGATGGCTGCTGACAAGAAGAACGCTTCATCCTATCAAGACGAGCTGTTGGGTCTGAATCTTGCCAAGCAATATGTAGACTACATAGACTCCAGCAGAAATGATGCTATCGAAATCGAGGATATGAAGAGAATGGAGATTGAAGGCTACAAGAATAGAAAAGGTATCTATGAAGGTGAACTAACTAAAGCTCTTCTTCAGGAACATGTGGAACGACTGAACCAATACGATGATGCTCTCTTTAATAATAAGGTGGAGCGTATGGAACGATATTCGCAACTGTTGGCTAACCTTGGAGGTATGATAGACGAGAGCGTGAAGGGAGCTAGAGAGTTCCAGGAGCGTGATGCTCGTCGTGCCATCAATGTGAAGATGATGGCCAGTGCCGATTTGGGTGACAAGAGCATGAACCAGCACCATAAGGAGAATTGGAAAACCAGACTGTCCAATAGTGATGTTGCCCGTTTGTTCTGTTCTCCTCTAGGTTCTTTTGATGCCTTGATGCGTGAGTTCGGCAGCAAGCAAATCAATGGTGAGGGACAGTTATGGAATCATTTTGTCCGTGGAGCGATGAAAGCATCAAACGATGCGTTCAAGAGCGTAAGAGAAGCTAACAACGAAATAGACTTGAAAGTTTCAGAGTTGTTTGGCAAGGTTACTGAGGATAAGAACGGCAACAAGAAGGGTAATATGACACTGAACGATCTGTATGCCTTGGAGCGTAGTAATAAGGTAAAGAGCTTGGATGTGACAATCCGTGATATAGAGGGCGAACAGACCTATAAGTTACAGCAAGGCAACCTGATGTACATCTATATGGTGAACAAAATGCCTGATGGTGCCATGAAGCTAAGAGAGATGCGCATCCTCGATGCTGATGTGGAAAGGATTAAGGAAAACATTGATCCTCGTTTCTTGAAGTTGGCAGACTGGATTCAAGGTGAGTTCTTGCCTAAAATGCGTACCAAGTATAACAAGAGACATGAGGAACTGTTTGGCGCACCTATGCCTATGGTGGAGAACTATTTCCCATTGAGAGTGCTAAAGAACGCCCGATATATGGAGGAAGATGTGAACAATACGAGTGATGGTAGCAATGCCTTACCTTCTACAGCTACAGGTGCCATCATCAAGCGTAAGACAAACAAACTTCCTTTGGACATCCTTAATGCCGATGCCCTTAGTGTGACCATCGACAACATCAAGGAGATGGAAAACTGGTACAACTATGCGCCTATCCGCAAGGATGCCAATACGCTTTTATCTGACACAACTTTCAGAAATCGTGTCCAGAACATGACTACCATCTATGGCAGTGGAGAGAGACTTTGGAATAACGTGAAGGATGCAACCGCAGTGGCCATGGGCACATATCGCCCTAAAGGTGGTACAGACTTGGCTGTTTCCATTAAGAACATTGGCAAGGGTATTACTGGAGCAAAAATATCGGGTCGTTTATACACAGCTTTCAAGCAGATACTTAGTTTTCCTTTGTTCTTAGCTGATGCTGACCTTGGTAGATTCGCCTGGTATTCTGTCAATCCTTACGGATCATTCAAATGGGCTATAGAGAATATGCCTAATTTTGATAAGCGCTGGTCTGGGCGCAAGTTAGGTGATACCGTTCTTATGGATGACCCGACCGATTGGAAACTATGGCATACCAATCTCATGGAAAAGGCTGCTTACTATGGTATGACACCAAACGCACTTGTGGATGCCGTTACTTGTGCAGTAGGAGCAAGAGCCGTATATGATACCAAGTATAAGCAGTATATCAAGGCAGGACTGACCGAGGAGAAAGCCAAGGAAAAGGCACTTAGTGATGCTGAGATCAACTTCAATACTTCTCAGCAGAGTTCGGAAGGTGCCTTTGTCTCTCCAATGCAGCTTGACAGAACCTTGGAGTCTGCCATCTTCACGCCATTCAGAAACTCCAGTATGCTTTATGAGCGAAAGGGTATCAATGCGCTTAGAAACTTGAAGCATCGTTTCGAGAAAGGACACAAGGAGGCTTCAATCAAATATATGGCAGCTCAGCTGATGGAAGAAGGCGTAGGATATGAGCAAGCAACCAAGGCTGCAGAAAAGATGTACAAGAAGGGATTGATGCATAACATTGCAGATGCTATTGTAGCTTTGTGGTTGGGACCTATCATCTGGAATCTTGGAGGAAGTCTTGGTTATCTCATACCGTATCTTGGTGATGATGAAAACAAAAAAAAGAAAATGGTAATTGATGCCGTGATTCTCGGTTTGCTTGAAGGTCCAGTTGATGGTTTGGCAGGAGGTCAGTTTATCAACACTGCCATTGCCAACACAATTACATCTGATGGAATCAGCCTTAGGGGACTGAAAAATGTAGATTTCTCTGGTATGCCAATGCTTTCAGATTTCAACTCTATGATAGAAAAGTTTGGCTATGATAAGGTGGCAGGAGCACAAGACCTAATGTTTATGGTAATGCAGAGTGGTACAGGTTTCAACCCAAAGACTCTGACCGATGCCATCAATGCTTGTATCGACTATGGCAATGGTGATATGACCAATGCTAAGGAGATTGCGTTGTTTGTGTTCCGTTTGATGAACGGACCTGCTGCAACTGTGGACAATCTCTATATCGATGAATTAGGTATGAAAGGCAAGGATGCCAAGAAACTAAGCTACGAGGAGCTTGCCAAGCGATATGCAGAATATAAGTTTGGTAAGAACACTTTTGGCTTAGGCAAACTCTACTCTGATGAAGAGAAACAAAAGAAGCTGAAAGCTATTGAAAAATCTTTCGACAAGAAAGTTTCAGAACGTTTGGCTGGTATGGATAGAGAGGACTTGAAGAACGAGTTTTCCGAGTCCAGAAGTCAGAAGGAGAAGAAACTTATCGGCAAGATCATAGCTGACGAATTGGGAACCAAGGATTCCGAAGCAGTCAAGAAGGCTAAGGCTGATGCTTCATACCTTCGTCAGAGAAACTTTTCGGACTTGATGGATGACCTATACTTGCAAAAGGAGTGGGAAGCCACCAATGAAGCAAATGCTGGTCTTGAAGAGTTGAAAGGCAATGGCGCATCAGAGAAAGAAATCGAAGCCTATAAGACCAAGCATAAGGCTGCTTTGGATAAACGAAAGGCTATCCAGAAAGCTAGAAAAGAGATGCAGAAAAAGAAAGCTGATATTTCATCAGATAATGATGAGGCTACCATGGCAGCAATCAGAAAGCTGAGAGATAGTATTTTGAAAACTGTTCGCCAGACAAAAAAGTAGTCCTGAAGAGGGTATGTCATAAGTTAAAGATACGCCCTCTTCTTGTTGTTGGAAGATAGGATATGTTGCTGGAAAAGATAGGATATGTTTTAGAGATAGTTAGCATCTTCAAGCGCGCAACAGCTGTTGTGCGCTTGCATAACAACTGATATGCGCATGCACAACAGGTGATGTGCATGCGGTGGTCAACTGTTATGCGCCAACTATTATCTAAACTTATGACACATCCTCCTTATGAATAGGAGAAAATGTTCTATATTTCCGAAAATAGGCTTTGGCCAATTCAATTTTATGTTCGATATTTCTACAAACAGAAAAAGGGACTTGCTTCACAGCGAGTCCCTTTTTGATAGTCGTAAAATTCTAAATTCCAAATAAATTTTATTTTAAAAAAAAGATTAAGATCGTATTTTGAAAATTGAAGATGTTGGAGCGATGTTATCCGAGAGAAGTACCAGATGCATTCTCTGGTTCCTTTTTCTTTGGTGATGCCCAGCGTATGTAATCAGCCATGCTGTCATCCATGCGCTGCTGCTCACTCTTCGGATTCTCCTTCTTTTTTTCGCCCCAGAGCCGTTGGACGATGCTATCCAAACACCAGGACCAATCACCATCGAGCGTGACAAACTTGGATCTAGGAACAACGGTAACTGTAGAATCATTCTTCTTCTCGCCCTTTTCATCTTTACCTTCTGGTGATTCACCCTTTGCGGTGATAGAGGTAAAAGGAACATTATTTTCCTGAAGGAACTTTTCTACATCATCTTTTTTGCTATCGCAGAGTTTGATGTGGATAGCAACCTTGTGCTTATCTAAGGAGGTAAGGGCTTCTTTTGCCTTTCCTACCAGAGACAAGTTGCCTTTATCATCTTTAGTAATGACGCAAGCTTCATGTACATTGATTGATTTACCCATGATTTAAAACGTTTTAAATTGAAATGCGGAACAAAAATAAGGAGAAAATATGAGAAAGTAATGTTAAGTTGCGCAACTTATCACTAATAAGCGAGAAAAATGCGGTATTTTTGGCGAAAAATTAAGAATTATGGTTGACAATCATGTAATAAATGACATATCGAACTATGCTGAGCCTGGACCAGACTCACTTGAAGGAGTGAGTCGGGAGCGGTTTACGCAGAGCGAAAGCAATCTTCGGTTGCTGCAATGGGCTTGCCAATACTTCTATGATGGTGCAGAACTGAGAAAGAAGTGGAAGCGAGCGCAAGACTTCGTGATGGGAAGACAGTTGGAAGAGCTGATAGAATGGAACGGAAGAAAGATTACCATCCGGCAGTATATGGAACTGAAAGGTATGCCAATACTGGAATACGATGTAATCGGAGACAAACTTCTTTCGCTCGTTGGTCTTGTGCGCCAGCAGCGCAGTACTGCTACATGTAGTGCCGTGGATCCAAACGAGGAAGACTATATCAGTTTCTTCAATGAATATCTTCGTCAGAACGACAACTTGAACGACAGGCAAGAGTTAGATGCGAGAATGTTTTACGCCTTCTGCTGCTTTGCCTTTATAGGCATGAAAACCTATTATGGCAGAAGGGATGGCAAGAATGGCATCTTTGACTATTCTGTAGACATCTTTAAGCTAGCTTTACCACCTTTCTTCAAATATGATCTGAGCGATGTGGAATTTATTGCTGAGGCTCATGATTTGACTTGGCGAGAGATTATTGCTACCTTTACAAATGGAAGCAAGGAAGAGGCTAATAAACTCAGTGAGATCTATCTACAGACGCAGCACCATTTTGCGCCCGAACAGACTTATCACCCGACTGGTGAAGCCCAGTATGCCGGAATAGATGATTTCACCCATTCTTCAGTAGTAGGCAAGTACCGGGTATTGGAAATCTGGACAAAAGAAACCAGACCAGCCATCTGGGTGCATGACTGGGAGAGTGGAGATTGCGGCTATGCTTCTCCTGACCAGCGAGCCTTCTATGAGGAAAAGAAGCGCAAGATAGAGGAATCCAACATCATGAAAGATGAAAATGGCCTACCTGTGCTCGATGAGAATGGTGAGCCTATCTACTATGTGGAACCTTCTGAACTTAAGACCATCGAAATTAAGGATGAGGCTGAAACCTACTGGTTCAGAAGATATATCACACCGAATGGCTATCTACTGGATGCCAGGGAATCACCATACTATGTGCTCAGGGACGGATTCAGAACCTCTATCCATCCATACACCTTCGTTGCCTATCCATGCTTGAATGGCGAGGTAAGAAGTTTTACGATGCGAGCCGAAAACAACCAGCGCACCTTGAACCATTATATGATGATGATCAACTTCATTGTAGCCAATGGTGCCAAGGGAACGATGCTTGTGGACGAGAACGCATTGAGCGAGAAACAGAGCATCGATGAAATGCAGGTGAACTATACCAAAACAGATAGTATTATCTTGTGGAACTCGAAGAATGGAGGTAAACCACCTCAGACACTGGTCAACAAGAGTATTCCGGCAGGTGTTGACTTCATGGTGAACTTTGCCAAGACGATGGCAAGCGAGGGAAGTGGTGTGCAGGGTGCTCTTCAAGGACAGCACCGGAATACCAGCGGTAAGCAATATCAGTTGGAAAGAGAATCATCATCTACCACCATACAGGACTTTGTTGAGAGTTTCAACAACTTTAAGGTACGTGTGGCCAAGAAGAAACTTTACCTGATACAGGAATTTTGTACCGATGCTGACAGCGTGAAACTGACAGGTGATGAATTTGAAATTCACTTCAATTCTGAGACCATGAGGGATATGGATTTAGATGTTTCTATCGATTTGGATGCATACAGTCCACTTATCAGAGCTGCCAACAACGATATGGCTTGGCAGATGATGGTGAGCGGCAAGATGGATCCATATACGATGCTTACGGTAGCTAACTTCCCTGGTACAGGAAGAATGAGGAAATACTTCAAGGAGCAATTGGAAAAATTAGAAGCTCTTCAGGCACAGCAAGCAGCCAATGGGCAGATGCCTTCTGACGGAGGACAGCAGACTGCAGCACCAGATACGCACCTGAAGGATTCCAGTGATGGAGCAAATGATTTGGCAGCTCTTCCTTCGGCAGCTATGTAGAAAAGAAGTTCTTAGGTAATTCATAATATTGAACGAAATGTTGTTCAGTTCTTAGATTAGATTATTTTATTTTTTAGGTTTATTAGTTTTTAAGGTTATTTAATTGTGAAGAGGAAGCCGTGATGGTCTCCTCTTCTTTTTGTTTAGTCAATACCATGTCTCTTCTTGTATAAGCGTAACTTAAACATTGGGGTAGAAACTCGGTACATGTAGTATTCTTGCCATTGTTTCAACTTCTTGGCTCTAACCTTGTTGTCGGCATCGCAGCCGATGGCTCCCCATTTGGAAGGAGTGTAGTAGTAGGAGGCAGTCTTGATGTCTTCTACGTTCTTGAAGTAGCGTGTTGCCTTCCACTTGCCCATCTGGACTAATCTTCGATATGCGAGCATATTCTTTCTGTTAGGATCGTAGGTCATGATCGCAAAATCTTTATGCGACTGGTCGTAGAGCATGTAGAAGCGAGGCGCACCACATTCTTTATACTTGGCAATGGTTGCTTTGACTCCTTTTTGCCACATGCGTGTGGCACGGAAGAGTTCGATACGAGTGACGATAGGCTGGTAGATGGCTATGAGCATCTTACGCAGCAGATTTGAATAACTCTGTTTCATTTTCTTTTTACTTTTAATTATTAACTTATATGGACAGGCGATAGAATCGCCTGGAACGGTAACTATACAGGGGACGGATTATGCTGCTGGCTATATAGAGGCTAACTGCCACCACCTATTCCGGCCAAATCAGCTACTACTGGTGGGCGGTTGCGGAGGCGTTCACGTTCTATCTCTGCCTTTGAACGGAATGGAACGATTTCCGGTGCAGGCATATCCTTTTCCACGTAGAGAGCAATGGCGCGCGCCATGACACGGTCATCATGCTTTCCGGCTACGGCTCCATAACAATCGTTCTGCTTGTAATAGAGGAAGTAGGTACATTCGTCTATTGCCGCAAGTTCTCGCTCCATATAGCCACCATCACGGATGATGCGGGCCATGGTCTTCACTACTGCCACCTTTGTATTCTTGTTGGTGTTGAATCCCCATTTCATTTCGATATTCTTCACCTTCTTCAGTTTGGACTGTGATGCGCTATAGAGGTTATTGTATAGAGGCAGAAGGATAGGGAAGAACAGTTCTGACTGATTACCCTCAGTATTGTTCATGCGCGAGTAGGCGGTATTGTTCTCAATGACCAGATAAGCATCATTATAGAAATGGGCTATCTGGGCGCAGCGCATAGCCAACTGATCGGCATCGCAGTGACCATGCCATTCAGCTACGATTTCCGGTACACCACCATAGATTTCATCATAGCGGTCAAGGACTACAATATCTGAGTAGTCGGAGGTTTTATGAGAACCACCAATATCGCAGGCAACGATATACCGATTTCTGACAATCTCAGAGTTGTCTGGTCCAGCCCACACCTTCAATGGTCCGCCTGAACGCTCGATGAAGCGGATATTGTCCATACAAGCATCATCGGCAGCATCATAAGAGTCACCTTCAATGTCACCCACCATGATCGGCTCAATACCCTTGCAGTCCTCTTCCATTTCCTTCAACTTGTATGGGTCGAAGACTGTAGTACCTGAGAATAGGAAGGCTTCTACATCATCAGAAGGGTATTCCTGGCGCATACCGTCTAGGTCATTATACTTCTTGCACTCGTTCACATACCAATGGATTCCTTCGAGCGTAGCACCCTTGATTTCCCAAAGCCACCAGAAGTAAGAACCATGATATTGCTCATCTTCACGATTCTTGTATAACCAGATAACAAAGTCAATTTTCTCCTGCTCTGTCTTGAAAGGAAGGATATACTTTTCAATATGGAACCATGGAACGAAGTATGGCTTGTAAATGGAGAGACGTTTTCCGTCCTTATCGAAAGAGTTGGCACGAACCCATTCGTCATGGAACTCGTTTTCACGTCCGTTTGGCGTTGATTCTCGGACTATGAATGTTAATGGCACGGTGACACGGATAGAAGAAACAGCGGCATTGATTACCTTCTGAGGTGTCCACTCTGTGGTGTTAGGGAAGAAGGCTTCCTCTGTAATATGTGCCATAGCAGCATCTGCAGAACGGCAGGACTCTGGGTTTCTGGCCGAGCCGGTCTGTATCTTACAAGAACGAGGGATGAGATACTTGATGTTATTCTGTGTGCTTGACGTTCTGAGTTTGCGAGGATCCTCTTTGAAAGGTTCTCCTATATCATAGAACAGCCATGTAGGAATAGCATTCATCAATTTCTCATACATATCGAACACCTGTGTAGATGATGAAGACTGGTGACCGATGATATTACTGTTCCAGTTAATCATCCAGAATATCTGAATCCATCCCATGTAGATGTCAGTATCTGTAGATCCGCCCCACTGGCGGCATTTGAGGAGTATAACCAGTATAGAGCCTAGTTCGCCATGAAGTCGCTGGCTTTCAAACTCCTTAGTAAGACCTAACTGGGCATGGTTGAGAAGAAAAGGTATATCTTCACCTCCATCCTTATTCTTGATTCGGGCATAGGCATAGGCGAAGAAATAGAAATCGTGCTTACAGCGCAGGCGTATGAGGTAACGGAAAACAGCATCGCGAGCCTTCTCTTGGTCGAAGTCTGGCATGTACTTATCGCAAAAGGCCTCTATAGATCCACACTTGATGATGGCGCAGAATTTCTTTTCCTTCAACATTTCTACTGGGAGCCAGAGCTTCTTTCCATTCAGAAAATCAGTGATGACGCATTCGAATCGAAGTCCAGGGGCATTCTCTCCAGTAATGGGACGATAACTAGCGAGGAGACTTTTGAGTCTTCTCTTATCTTCTGCAAGAATCTCTTTGAGCTTCTTATCAGAAATCTGCTGCTGAGGTCGAACCTTTAAGGAGGATTTTGCTACTGGCATTCGTTATATATAATATAATAATGTTAAGTGTTGAATGTTAAATGTTAAGTGTGTTGGCATGTCGGATAAATCTCTCTGCCTTGGCATAAATGAAACCTAAACAGAATAGGACTATGTGGAAGATACCAGCTATGTAAGGGAGAAGGAAACCTATAGCCATACCGAGCATCATCTGCCAGAAGTAGATGCGGTGATACCGATAATACCATTGCGCTGAGAATCCCATGAAGAAAGAAATCAATACGGATGCACCCAATACAGGTAATGCCGGATAGTATATGAACGACAACAACACGGAGCAGAGCCATGCTGCCAGTAGGCGATGGAAACGGAACTGATGATGAACCATCAATATGCACCAGGCGTTGATACACCAGTGTATAAAGTTGGCATGACCGAACATATAGGCGAAATGGGTGTATAATGGTGATGATGGAGACACAGCCAGCGAGGCATGAAGCGGAATGATGAAAGCCATCAGGAGGATGATGAAAAGTGTAATATATAATGTACGCATAATGGAAGTGATTTATCGAGTTATGAATGATGTTTTCTTATTGCGGAAATAATTGTTTATTTTCATTTGGATGTAGCGTGGAGCCATACCCAAATTGGGCGCAGGAAGATTCAGGCATACATACACAAGATTTTTGGTATTGTATTCCTTGTATTGATCCATTTGCCGGAGACGCAAGAAATCCTGATAGAAATCTTCAAAGAGTTTTTCTTTTTGGGCTTGGTATTTGCCGAATTTAGGCTTATCCCCCTTGATGCGTTTACATACATACCGATAGGCTGTGCTATCAGACAGATAATAGCAAGAGGCAGGCATCTTGGCGATGTAATCGCATATCTTAGCCATGGTGGTAGGATATTCTACCATCCTCTTGGCCTTACGAAAGAGCAGATACATTTCTTGGTCTCTTTTAAGGTAAATTTCGGATATGGAATTTAGATGTTTCATACCAGCAAAATTAATTCATCAAGATGCAGAACTTATCACAAAGTAATGCGAAATTTTCCTTAATTTAGCACACAAATATTAAAAATGAATATTTATGGCAAAGGAAACTATTGATAATCAGAAAGTTAAGTCAAAGCGAGATTCTTTTAGGGAACGTCTTGCTCAGCGTTATCCGGACTTGAATATGGACGATGATGAGGCTGTTTATGGTCAACTTTCGACCGATTACGACCAGTATGACCAGAATAAGCAGAAAATGGATGACTTCAACAAAATGTTGCAGGAGAATCCTCATGCTCCAAGTCTGGTGACAGGTCTTATGACCAAGAAAAATGCCGATGGCAACGACTTCAATTTTATCGATTTCATGATTGATGAAATGGGGCAGGACTATATTGATGCCATCAATGGTGACGAGAAGGCTAAGGCACGCTTGAAAGCTAGCGAGAAAGAGAAACTTGAAGCCAGCGAGAAACTAGCAAAGGACAATGAGCAACTTGCTGCCAATATGGAGTTGGAAGATGCCGAACTTGACGCTGCTATTAAAGAAGCGAAATTGAAGCCTGAGGCGATTACCGATTTGATAGAATGGCTTTACAAGCGTAGCGATGATGGCGAGGATCACGATGATGATGGTTTCGTATGGCGTGCAGCTCGGTATGGCTTGAAAAAGGAAGACTTCTTGCGCCTTTTCCAGATCAAGGACTTCGATAAAGCTGTGGCTGATGCCGAGGAGCGAGGCTACAAGCGTGGTAAGAACGAGAAGATTGACCAGCAGAAACAACTGCATGATGGCAAGCAGGGCGGCAAGAAGAACATCAACATCGATGGAGGCGGTGGAGCACCTTCATTACCAAAGGAAAAGAGCCGTACAGAACAGGTGTACAGCAAGATGATTGGAATGTAGAATTAGAAATTTATAATTAATAATTTTAAATGTATAGATTATGAAACAGTTTAAGAAATGGTTTGGTTTCATGATGGCGGTGCTCGTCATGATTCTTAGTGGTGGAAGCTCTTATGCGATGGCAGAAAATCCTCCTGCTGTTCCTACTGGTGAAGGTGGTGGTGGCCCGACTGGTCCTACAGATGGTCCTGGTGTTGGTGGTACTGGTCCTAAATGGGCAGCTGCTAGTCAGGAGCAGCAGGAAAAAATGGGAAATTGGGACTACTATGTAGCACATGTTAACCCGACCGTGGTAGAAATGAAATTGGAGAGTTGCCCTATCGATCAGATTCTTCGAGCTTCGAAACGAATGACTCCTGTTGACAGCAACCGCATCGAGTATTATTCCATCGGTCAGCGACCAATCAAAACCAAACTAACTGAGAAACTTGCTAAAACTACAAATGGTGGCTCAGTGACATTTAAGGTAGAAAATCCTACTGTGTTTGGTATTGGTGACATTATCATGGTTAACGGCATGCTGGGTTATGATGATAATGGTACCGACAGAAGCAAGATGATTCCTCTGCAGTTGCGAGTTACGTCTGTTGACAACGATGGTAATCCAACCTGTTATGCACTGAATGGCAAAAAGAATGCATCACGTGGTAACAGAGACATTCCTGAGGATATTGCCATTGGAACAGTAGTGATGCGACTTGGTAGAGCCGCTGGAGAAAAGGAAGTTGAAACAGGTAGTTACTATTCTATGCCTGACAAGAGCTTCCAGTATTGCCAGCGATTCATCATGCAGGTAGAGGAATCTCTTATTGACCGTATGATGAAGACCCAGGTTCAGTGGGACTTCACCAGACAGGAGAAAATGGCGATGGACGATATGCGTCAGGGCCAGGAGTTGAGTGGTCTCTTTGGCTATCGTTCTCAGTCGAATGGTGGAAAGGATGTCGGTATGGTATACACTATGGGCGGCATCTTCTGGGAAGCTGGAAAGGATTTGCAGATAGGTCACTGGGAGCCAAAGATGCAAAGGAACGATAAAGGTGATCTTGTTCCTGTAACAACGAAGGTAAAGGTTACGAACTCTGATGATGGTACAACTGAGGTTGTGAAGCAGGTATACGAGTATGTAATCAGCGAGAAAGAATTGACTCAGTTTATTGCTGCTATGTTGAAGGGTGCAGGTAACTCCAGCCGTACGAAACTTCTCTTCGTTGACAACTTGATCTATCAGGCATTTGCTAACCTTCGTTCTAACAAGCGTATCATTACCCAGACAGAAAAGGACTATCAGGGTTGGAAACTTGACTTCGAGAAATTTGAGAGTATGGGTACTAAGATTCTGATTTATCGTCACGATGCTTTTAACTCCTGGGGTATGGATGGTAGAGCTTTCTGCCTGGATGCTCGTTATCTGGATAAGTATGTATTCGGCACATGGACCAGAAATGAGTTTAACGCTAAGGATCTCTTGATTCGTAACACAGCAGGTGTTGTGATGGAGGAGTATAGCTGCTGGGTACTGACCTTCCCTGATGCTCATGCGCGTGTAGCCCGACCAGTCTTCACTGGTGATGGCGTGACCGATGAGCAGATTTTGGAGGCAGCGTAATCATCGTATAGGAAACTGATAGTTTTCTACATATATCAATCTAGGGGATAGTTGAGGCTAATGCAGTCTCACTATCCCTTCTCACCATAAACACAAATAGATATGTATAGATTTGTAGCTAAGAGCATGCTCATTTTTGTGGTGACTCTGCCGAGCGGACTGATCAAGAACATTGAGTTTGAGCGGTGTGGCAACGATGCCTATTCGTACATTACGGATAACAAGCAGGTGGCAGAATGCATCAGGAAACATCCTCTTACGAAGGCAGGGCGTATCATTGATGAGAGCCAGCCGGAAGAGATTCAGCAACAAAAAGAAGAGCAGGTGAAGGACGAGAATGCCCTTCATTTCGAGAACATCACTAAGGCCAAGAACTATCTCCAGAAGACCTATAAGGTGGATGTAAGGAAACTGAAATCACCTGAGAGTGTGAAGGAGAAGGCTAAAGAGCTGGGTGTGGTGATTGAGTTTTAGTTTATAATTTTTAGTTAATAGGTTTCTTGCTTATGGAAGTTCTTTTGAGTGACCTTGTGAAGGAAATGCGCATAGCTATGGACGAAGTGATCCATGATGAGGTGAATGACATCATTACGGATGATTCGGACACGGAAATGAAGCAAGCCATTGAAACGGCAGGACAACAGATTCTACTGCAAGCACCAGCGCAAATGATTCTCCCCAAAAGGGTGGAAGTTTCGCTGAATGATAGTGGCAATCAAGATTATGATGCCATCCAAACACAGTTTACAGATGGTCATGGATGCCTGACAATTCCTGACGATTGGCTGAGACTGGTAGAGTTGAGGCTACGAAGTTGGCAAAGCACGCTGACTATGCTGATGGAACCAGGCAGCAAGGAGGCTCAGATGCAAGCCTCCCGGTGGACCAGGGGAACGCCACAGAAACCAAAGGGCATGATTACCACATCGCCAACTACAGGAAAGCGAGTGCTGATGTACTGGACTGCCGGAAGGTATGATGCCAACCATGCACCTGTTGGAGCTGTATATGATCATGAGGTTGAACTGTTCACGTATATCCCTTATCAAAAGTTAGAGGATGTGTTTTCTACTGATACTGGGCATGAAAACGAAGTGACCGACCAGAAGATTATCCTTTCCCTTACAGATGAATGCAAGAAATATCTTATCTATCGTGCCATCAGCATCTTTCTGGTAAGTAAGAAGGAAAGCGATTTGGCAGAAAAGTATAACCAACTATCTCAAATATAATATTTTATGACTAACGATATTAATAAAGAAGATCCTCATTACAAGGGAGAATATGGCAGCATCTATGAGGTGAACCGAAAGTTCCCTACTGGTGGTGTGGCCGGTGACTTTGTGGTGATAGACGGTTGGGCTCATTACTGGAATGCAGACAGAGAAACTTGGTGTGTAAATGCCAAGAGGGATAGCTATTGGGACGAGTTGATAACAAATATCATAGAAAAGTTTAAACTCGTAAGATGTGCTACGTATATGGGCGTGGCTAGTCTTGACACTGTGCCTACAAAAGTTATTGATGCCAAAATGTATTATTTTGCGACCGCCGCTGGTACGTATAAAAACTTTGATAATCTCGTAGTTCCTCAGGGCATCAATGTACTCTATTCTGAGAATGGCAGCAGCTGGGTAAACACAACCTTGCTGGAAGTGGCTCAGGAGTTGGGCGTGAGCACCAATAAGGTTGTAAGCCAGAAGACCTTGAATGATGCATTGGCTAAGAAGTTCGACAAGGAGAGTGTTGTTCAGGAATCAGGAGAAGCTGAGGATAAGGTGATGAGTCAGAAGGCTGTTAGTGACAAACTCCGCGACTTATCATCCACTATCACCGAAATCAAGGAGAAAGCAACCACTGCTGCGACTGATGCAAGTAATGCGTTAAAAAAGGCAGAGGCAGCAAGCAAGACGACAGAGGAAAACAAAAAGGCTTTGGCTACCGCTACGTCCGATATTTCTACGTTGAAGAAAAAAGTAGATGACATCCCTGCTACTATCACGAAGTTCGTGAATATGACGGAAGCAGCTTACGAGACCTTGGAAACAAAGGACCCCGACACCTACTATATGCTTACGGAGGAATAGTCTATGATCAAGTTAGGAAATAAAGAAATCTCTGCTATCAGGTTAGGAAGTAATGTGATTTCAGCAGTATATAAGGGAAGTGTTCTCATTTGGCAAGCTATCAGAAGTTGTTTCGGAAGTGGATGGTGGGTAAATGAGAAACCTTGGATTGATGATGAAACTTGGAAAAATTAATTAAGATATGGCAACAGAAAAAATAGACAAGGAAATAACTGACCTCAATACCGATTGGGGAGGTTACTTGGGAAAATGGGTGCAGAAGCTCATCAAGGACAACTTGATTTCCTTAAAAGATGGGAAGTTCGGTTATATAGATCAAGAGGTAGTGCCGGAGGGAAACAACTCGCACATCTATTGGAGGTTCTTTTCGGATGAAAACAGTTATCGCCAGTGGTATAACGACAAGGATAAGTATGCCGATAACGTCAAACAGTCGTATGACTTTGTTACGGCAAAAGCCGAACTCCAGTATATCCTGCGAACATCTATGGTAAAGAGACCTAATGATGTCATCGTAAAGGGAACAGAGTGTATTGCAACCATCAATTACAATAGCTACTACGGAGAGCCAAGCGAAAAGGATGAGACAAGCGGAACTCTTGTGGTATCAGTAAATGGCGTTGATATTCCGGAACTGAAACAGACGCTTGAAGCTTCTGGTACGGCAACTGGCAACAATTATAATGTTGATCTGACCAACTATCTTGTGTCAGAGACGAATACGGTAAAGATTACTGTGGCGAATACACATGGTCAAAGCAGAACTTTCTCTTTCAGCATTAGAACGGTATCTATCAATCTCTCTTTTGATGCGAGTTATGTAGAGACTTCTGTAAGGGATGGAAAGTGGTCTCTTCGTGTGAATTGCCAGGGTGCGAATGCCACTGTCTATTGTAAGGTAAGTAATGGTGATGGTAGTGAAACCATGACTAAAACTATCAATAACTCATCTGGCGAGTTTATCATTGATTCAAAAGGTACTTATATTGCTGGCAAGCATGAAATTGAAGTATGGGCAGTCAATTCAGAGTATGGCATTACAACAGAGAAGATACGGACTTCCTATATCAAGAAGGGTAATATCTCTGCTATTGCCATAGGAAAAGATGCTCCTGTATCTGCTACTCAGTATTCTACCATTCAGGTACCTTATTATTTCTACCTTCCTGACAATGAGATTGGCTCACAGGTTGCAATCGAAATCAAGGTATTGTATAATAACAATACGGAAGAGCTTGTTCTTACAGACCAGTTATGTACCGTAGATGATAACCATACATCAGGAGAGATACCTTTAAAAGCTTCTGTGCCATTGGATTTAAATGACTATGCGCCAAAGATTAGCATAGTAATATCCATTGGTGAGGTGAGTGCAACCCACGATGTAGTAATCAAGGGAGCAGGAGTTACTTTGCAGCCAGTCAGCGAATGCAAGGTGTATTACTCTATGAAGGGTAAGACAAACTTCAATAAGGGTATTGAGAACTTGGAGAGTTATTATGAAGGAGTAAGAACTTCCTATTTGGAGCGTTCTGCCAACTTTAAGTTGAATGCCTATAACGGATTCCTGGATGGAAAGGGTATGACCATTGGAGCTGGAAAGCATGTTACACTGAAAGACTGGCAACCATTTGCAGAGAACTTCGGTGTAAGTGGTAATAAGAAGGGAAGAACCATCGAGATTGAGTTCGAGACAGGTATCAGTTCTGATGAGAATGCAGTTATTGTAGATTGCATGGATGATACAACTGGTTTCCGCATATATGCAAATAGAATCGAGGTAAAATGTTCTACTGATAGTGTTATGACTTACTATCCAGAGACCAAGAGAATGAAATTCTCTCTGTCTATTGATGGAACTACTACTCATACGGTTAATAACCTTGGTGGTGGTGATGCAACAGAAAAGGATGTGAACTTGGCTTATCTGTGTCTTAATGGTGTATGTGTAAGAATGTTCGATTATTCTAATGCAAACTGGAAGCAGGGAACACCAAAGGATATAGTCATAGGTTCTGATATGGCACAGGTAATCCTCTATTCTATAAGAGGATATGAGAAATCCATCAACCCTTATCAAGCCCTGGATAATTTTGCTTACGACACACCAGATGTTAATGATGTGTATGATAGCAACGGAATCTTTGACCACTATGGAAAGATAAACCTCGCCAAGCGCAACGATATTCTAAACAGCAGTGGCAATATTCATAACCCTGATGAGATTATATCCTATGAGAAGGTGAAAAAGGCGTTACCTCAATCTCCTATCATCGTGTGGAATATTGACAACTTGCCTTACAACAAGAACAATGATGATGTTCCTATCAATAGCACGACCTTTGAAAATCCACTTTGGAATAAGGCTACTGATGGTTGGGCGCAAGCTCCTTTCACTGTAGGCGCACACATGTTTAATGCCGATGGTACATCCTCAAATGGCTACCCTCTGCCATATAAAAACTTTGCCGAGATATTTGAAACTGGAAATGGCGAGTCTGTAAATATTACCGTAGGATTGGTTGGCGAAACAGAGAATCATACACTTTACTCTATCACTATAGGTGTGGAGACTGGTGAGAAGGAAATGGTTCACAAGGTAAACTTTGCTTCGTCTGAAGGCATCTTCAATATCCATGCTATGAATATGTATCAGCAGATTCTCCTTTCCTGTGCGAAAAGTAACGAGTCTCTCTATACTGCCTATCAGAAGGAACAGGCAGATTTAGGTAAGGCTGTCACATACAGAAAGTCTCTTAGCGGTTTTCCTGAGATAGGATTCCGAAGAACATCAACGAGTGGAACTGCTGCGCCTACCTTCCTCAGCATATACAATTTCATCAACAACAAATATTCTGCGTCCTTCCTTGGATTCCCTGCAAAGGACTACATGAATGCTCAGATATGGGAGATAGATGAGAATGTCAATATGTTCAATCAGGAGGCTGGAGACTATAGCGTTGAAGGTGATTCATTACAGAGTAGCGTGCTGACTGGTATTCCACTTTACTATGCGAGAGTACCGAAGAAATCGCCTACCAATAAAGCAAATAAGCTGGGTGTAGCAAAGAAAACTACGGATAACATCGATGCTACCAATCAGGAGCTTGCGGTAATCAAGCGTTTTCATAACTGGGTGGTTTCCACTAATGTACTCATTGCTGAGAGATACAAGCGTGAGCATGGCGATTATGCAACACTTGAAACTCCAGTCGTCTATAATGGAACGACTTACAAAAAGGATAATCCTGCTTATCGCCGTGCAAAGTTCACAATGGAGGCAGAAACATATCTAAAACTTGATAGTGCGATATTCTATTTCAACTTCTGTCAGTGGATTATCGGTATGGATTCAATGGATAAGAATATGAGTTTAGCATTTGATTCAATAACTTGGAATTAGGAATAATTATGGTAAAGACGGTAAAAGAAGCTAAGGCTGATGTATTTTTGAGGGACACGGACAGCCAGTCCCTTTTTAATAACTCTGGTGTGTTATCATTCAAATACTACCACGAGTGGAATGACTGTTACAATCAGTTGACAGATGAAACTGTACAGATTAATGGAGAGGTCTATGATGAGACAACGAACTCATACAAACCGAATTGCCCGGAAGGTTTCAATCCTGTATTCAATGGCAGATTGTCTGCCTTGTGGGATAATATTGTAAATTGTTTCCCTAACGAGGTAGAAGCGATGTATGCCAAGATGAGAGGAAACGGTCTTACATATCAAGACATGCTCACAAAGTATAAGGACTTTTGGAAGTATTGGTGTGAGAATCTGTATAATGCAGATGCCTTCGGCTATGCCAACACCAACAACTTTGCAAAGGCTTATGGTGACAAAGTGCAAGTGATAGACTACTTCTTTGGCAAGCGTCAGAGATACCTTGATAGTAAGTATCATTGTGGCTCGTCTGTTGGCAATAACCTTCGCTTGCGTTTATATGAAGTCGGTAGGGGCTTTGCCATCAAGCACTATCAAGCCATCTATTGTACCTTGCAGTGGGGTGTAGGCAACTTTGATGATCATCGTAATATCAAGCCAGGCACTTATTCATATATGCCATTCAAGTTCTCTAACCCACAGGATGCAACCTGCGATATTGATGATGCAGACCTTATCACAGAGTTATCAACCTATGCCAAGGGTAGCAATGAAAATTACATCATCTACGGCTTGGAAGGTCTTGGTGATTTTAAGTTCGACCTCAATATGGGCTTATTAAAAAGGCTCACAAAGTTCATCATGAACTATACTGCATCCAAGCCAAACACGAGGGAAATAGGCACGAATTTTGACCTCAGCAAAATGGGTATGCTGAGACAGGTGATTGTCAGGAACGTGAAGAATCTGAAAAAGAGTATCATCTTATCCTCTGACCTCTTAGAGGAGATTGACTTCACCAATACTCCTATTATAGGTGTAACGACACCTCCTACTGATATGCTCACAAAACTGGTGCTTCCTAATTCTATCAAGGAACTCAACCTTGTTGGATATACAAACTTGCAAGCTCGTTATCTTCAAGTGGCTGGTTACTCAAACATAGAGACCTTGCACATTGAGGATTGCCCTAACTTGGATAGCTATAAGATAGTCAAGTCTTGTTACGATTCAGAAGCTAAATTGAATAATGTAACCTTGACAGGTATAGATTGGAATATAGACAACGTTGATGTGTTGATGTTCCTGGCAGAAAAAAAGGCAACCTTACGGGGAAAGATAACCATTGACAGCAGCGTTAGCTTGACAGCAGCGCAAGTCAGTGTCTTGAAGCAAGCCTTTGGTAATATAACATTAGAAAATAACAGTCTTTACATTTCCTTTAAACAGAACGTTATTAAGGCTGTTTCCATTACAGGAAAGAAGAATTTACCTAAGGTTGGAAACTATGAGTATGGTATAGTTACAACTCCTGTGACTGGTAACAATATAGACAATGTGCAGTGGTCTATCTCTGAAAATGAATTTGCGGAGATAGATAGAAATACAGGTATTGTTAAGGTAAACAAAGTAGGGACAGTAAGTAACAATGACAAAGCTACAATCTCTGTAGATGTAACTTTATTGGATAATACTGTATTAACGGCAGAGAAAGAGGTCTTTCTCTATCCTCATCAGTTATCATTGGGAGATTTTCTTTTCTCTGATGGTTCTGTCTCTGATGAGTTGCAAGCTAATCTTACTCCTGTAGCTAACTGTTTCTATATCAACCCAAAGAACAGAAATCAGGGATTGTTTGTTGCAACACAAAACTTGAAAGTTCCTTATGCAGCTTGGGGATTGTATGGGGCTAATAATGATAAAAATAATGCCATCACTTCTGTAGAACTTAAAGATAATCCGAATATAAATGTTTATGACATTAATCTAATTCCTAATGTTGATTCCTTTGGTGTTGTAATCTCAGACGTAAATATTCGAGATGAAAGTAATGCTGATAACGATGGATTTAAAGGATATAAGGATACAGAATGGGGAGGTTGTATAGGATTTACAACTGTTACTTCCACTATGTATAGTAACATTGGCTTATATTTGAGCAATATAGGACTTTCTGTAGGAGATACAGTATCTAAGGGACTTGTACAATCTTTGTATATTATAGCTTTAAGAGATATGGTTCTAAATGATTCAGGTATTAATCTTCCTGTGCCTGAAGCATCTAATGAGGAATCTCTGTATGATAATATAACAAAGTGTATAGACGATTTTGTTGCAAGAAATGGAAATCAGAAAAAGTACGCACAATACTACTTCCCTGCTGCATCTTATAGCAATGCCTATGAGCCTACTATAAAGAGCAAAGAGACACTTGTGAAAGGACTGAATGCTGGAAACTGGTATCTACCAAGTCACGGTGAAATAGCAAGATTATGCTGGTTTGCTTTAAAGGGCTACGATGGAGCAGAGTGGGCTATTTTTAGCAATGCTTTCCTACAAAATGCTTTTACTAAACTGACTGAATATCTATATAGTTCAGCAGAGTTGCCAATTTCGACTCATATTTGTAGCTTTAATGTAGATACAGGTGCAAGTTCTTATAATAATGGAAAAAATATAATTAATAAGGCAAACGCTCCTATAACTGCATCTATTAGACCTGTAGTTGCTTTTGAAATTAAGTATTAAATTATTAAATTAATTATGAGATGAATACATATATTAAAGAGGTAATCATAGAAAAACATTTTGGAAGACCAAAGATGACGATAGCAGTGGGCATGGGTAGTGAGGATTTCATTACCCTTCCTATTGCTGTGTGGAACTATGGTGCCATTGTGTCAGCTCTCATCAGACATAAGTATTCGGAGAGCGAGGTTGAGGCAATAGTAAGTAACTCTCTTATGCTTATGCAGAATCCTTCAAGTGTGAGTGAGGAGTATTCAAATGAGAAGATGAATGAGTTCAATGAGTTTCAGGTGTACAGAGAGAAGTGCAAGGCAAGAGCCAAGGAGCTTCTTTCCATTGGTGAGGAAATGGGGATAAAGGAAATGTAGTTCTGAGTATTGTATGATGAGAAATATATTAAAAGTAAACAAGCGAGACTGGATTGGTCTTGCTTGTTGGCTGCTTATCAGCATATTGGTAGGTCTTCTTGCTTTGCCAGTAATGGTAGGTAGAGAGATTTACCAGTACAAGCACTACCATCTCTCTCGATTTGAGTGGGAAGATATTGTGAGGTATTCTGTAGTGATTGTACTCGGTAGTATTGTTAATTACTTTATTTTTTTAACAAAATGAGAAAAATAGAAAGAATTTTTGTTCATTGTACCGCTTCTTCTCAGAAGTGGGGAGTCAAGGAACTTCTTGCTGAATTTAAGGCGAGAGGTTGGAAAAATCCGGGGTATCATAGAGTAGTGACTGAAGACGGAGTTGTGCACCGTTTGCTCGACTTTAAAGATGTGAGCAATGGGGTATACGGTTATAACGCAACCGCTATTAATATTGCTTATGTGGGCGGCATTGATAGTAAGGGAAAGCCTGTTGATAATCGAACGGAGGCTCAGAAGGTAGCTCTAAGGTCGTTGCTTGTAGAGTTGCATCGTCAATATCCTCACGCAACCATCATGGGGCACAGGGATATTTGGGGTAGCGACACAAGAAAATGGAAGAAATGGTGTCCTTGTTACGACGCAAAATCGGAATATAAGGATATAGAATAAAAGATGGCTCATCAAACACTGATATACGAAGAATTTGCTTACAGATTGTTACTTTTACAAAACTTAACTTTAAAATTTTGTTCAAAATGGATGTTTTTGTGCAGAATTGTTTATTTTTGCAGCACTTTCCTTATTATTAAGAATGATGAACTAAGAACAAATAATAAAAACAAAAGGAGAAGAATTTATGACTAAAGAGGAAGAAGATGAAGTACATCGGTTAGTTCAATCAGTCGGTGTTGTACAGTTGTCAAGAATAATGTTTAAGGACATGGACGTTAGCGAAATGATAAACGTCATTATCCTTGCAGGTAGAGGCTACAGCGTAAAGCTACTCACTTGGTTTAAGTATTATTGTGAAGTGATGCCTCTGTTTATCATGCTTTTTCATATTGCATGCATGGTAACATTTGCGTCTCATGAAAAAGAAATGTGCATATGGTTTAAGGAGAATTGGGTATCGGCAGCATTTATCTATTTTTCAGTTTACATCCATCCGCTTGTGCTTATAATTGCGAGCAGATTCTTTTGGCTCTGCTATAGATGGCGTATTCCGATGATTATCTACCTATTTGGGATAAATGCTATTCATATCGTATACTGGAATGTTTTTACCACCAACGAAATGGTGGAAGCTAATGTTGTAATACTTGTAATGACTATTATATTTTATGTATATGGTTTTGCCGATAAGTATTTCTCAGGCAAGGGCTGTCAAAGTTTAATCTCTAGATTATAATGATATGGGAAAGTTATTTGGTTATCACACCTTGGGAGTGTTATTAAAATCGTTGTCTGACTCTTGCTTTCGAGCAGACGAGCAAGAGAAGAGAGGGGAGAAGGTAACTGCTTGCGGAATGAGTAGCGATGAGATAGAAGACCTTTGTGAGAACTATCTGCCGTATGCTCTCAACCCAATGATGACTGCTGGACAGGTGAAGAAGGAGGCGCATATCAGCGAATCTACCCTAAGAAGGGCTATCGCTGATGGGGAGTTGGAAAGCGTGGGGAACGCTGGGGACCATAGCCATTTCTTTAAAAAATGGGATGTTAAGGAGTTTATCAAGAAAAGACTGAAAAGAAAGAACTAAGCCCTATCGCAACACGGATAAGCGATATGAATATGGTAACATTTTTATTTGTAGAGTGTGCTATCATTATAATGTTGAGTGTTTCGTTTAATATCTTTGTTTGGTGGACAGGAGAATATAAACGCAAGAAGTGGTTGTTTGCGTGGCTAACATTTATCAATGTGATAGCGATTGCTGGAACCATCATCACTTATTTTATGGGTAAATAACAGAATAATGAAGAGAAGCTGATGAGGCTTCTCTTTTTTGATATGGGTCTATGTCACCTTAAATCATTGGAAATCAGCTACTAAAAGAATGTTTGACAGAGTTATTAAACATGTAGATATTTTGGGATAACTTTGCTGCCGTAATCGATTACATGTGTGAATAAACAAAATGTACAACTTTTATTTCTTTAGGAATTATGGCAGAAGAAGTAATTAAGACTACCTCTTGTTGCAACGATGCAATGATGGGCGGTCTGCTTGGAGCGATGGCAAATCGTGACAGCAATCCTTTGGCAATGGCGGCTATGATGCGAGACCGTGACGATGCCGACATGTGGAACAATCCATTTGCCTACATGATGATGATGGGCGTGATGAAGTGGATGTATGGCGACAACTGGAACAACCGTGACAATGGCGCAGATGTGCAGCGTGCGGAGATTCAGAGTCAAATCGAGAGCTTGCGCAACCAGATGGCAGACAACCAGAATAGTAACTTGCTGATGGGTGCCATTCAGGGTAACGGCAACGACCTTAAGATGTTGGCAAGCAATCTGAACTGTGACTTCAACGCCTTGCAGAACTCTATCTGTGGCATCCAGGCTGGCATCCAGCAGCTTGGTGGTCAGGTAGGATTCTCGGCAGAGCGAGTAATCAACGCCATTTCGCAGGGTAACTTGCAGATGACAATAGCGCTGAAGGATTGCTGCTGCCAGACCCAGCAGAACATTATCCGTATGGGTTATGAGAACCAGATGGGCCAGAAGGACATCATTAACCAGATGCAGCAGGGCTTTAGCTATACCAACACTGGTATAGAAAGAGCTGCTTCGAACCTCGGTTTCCGGATGCAGCAAGACAAGTGTGACATCATCCGTGCAGGTGAGAACAACACTCAGCGTATCATTGACACCTTGACAGGTCATTGGAGCCAGGAGCAAGCCAACGAGAATCAGGACTTGAAGTTTAAGAACTCTCAGTTGCAGCAGAACATCTACCTTGCCAATCTGATGAATGGCGGTTGCGGATGTGGCGCAGGTGTAGCAGGTGGCTATCAGTAAAAAAGTAAAGAATGAAACAGAAGCGTAGTGGTATGAACAAGATTTCTCCAGTGGGTTTGGCTACTACAGCATTGGTAGCCAACCAAGTTTCAGTCTTAGCTACTTACAATGAGAAGCTTTGCAGACCTTATTGCGTGAATGGCAGCGTGCAGCCACAGACAAGCATAACCTACAGTTATGAGCAGCCTATCCTGAATGGCACAACGGTGTTTGTACCTATCGTGGCGACCATCTCCATCATTTCGCCTGTAATAGGCAACAGAAACGTGATGAGAGCGCAGCCTTTGATTTACACGGAAAGATGGGTAGCAGCCTTCCAAGGGCAGACAGCACTGCCAACGGCTGTAACTATCGCCAGTGTTGGCAGAACGCAAAAGGCTAACGATGTGGTATGCGGAAAGGCTAGAGGTCTGAGCATATTTGACAGTCTAACCGTAGCATTGACTACTGCTTAGTATCATTATAGGGGGAAATGGTGGATGGTTTGTTAGCCATCGTTTCCCTCGCATTATCCATTTAAAAAGATACGATTATGATATTTAGAGACTTGAAGGCAGGATTTCCAATCTATCTATTTGATAGAGCCAGCAGAAAATTTAAACAAGGTAAGGTGACGACCAATCCATGCCCTGACTTTGAGAATGGCAAGCAGAACGTAATGGCTGCTATGCCAGGAATGCCGAATTATGGGGCAAGGAACGTGAAAGTAAACGTGCAAACTGAGGATGGCAAGCAGTCTATCTACTCGGTTGTAGATACTGAGCAAACAGCATACAGCGACACCCTTGTAATCTCTTGTAGTAAGGAGAGTATCATCAACGAGGTAAACGCATTGAAGAACCAAGCCAATGACATCATCAATAAGATGCCGGACTTCAAGCAGACCGTAAAGGACTGTGATCAACTTCTCTCAGAGTTGGACACATCATTTCGTGACCAGCAGAGAACAAATCAGCGACTCGACAACATGGAAAACAAGTTGGACGAGATTTTCAAATACGTCAAATCACAAAAACAAGAATGATATGAACTTAGTAGAACTTATCACAAAATATCAGAGTGACGCCACACCGGAGCAGATGGTGAAGGTAACCAAGATCATCGGCAAGTTTGTGGCCATGCACGCAGAGGAAAATGACCTTCTGAAGTTGTATAAGGAGATTTATGGGGTTGTGGGTAACGGCCACTTCAACGACTTCTTTGCTGAGGCTCAGATCAAGAAGATGGTGTTTGAGGATGACAAGGAGGTAGAGCATCGTGCTCCTTACTATACCATGGCCAAGACGCAGGAAATCTATGAGACGGTGAAGGATGAGATCAGACCTTACAACCAATGGGATTTTGCCGTGGTTCTGAACATGATCTACTCTGACAACTATAATTTGATGATGAAATGGTTCCCGGAGGACAGCGAAGAGCAGTTGATGGATAAAATGGTGGATCTTGCCGTAAATTGGCTGAGGGATGATGATAACCCTTATGGCCATTGTAAGGCATGGGGGTACTTCAATTACTAAATAAGAGTGAAGAATCCAATTGCTTAATTTCCATAATGACCTAAGATATATAAAAGAAAACTATCAGAAGAAGAGAATGCAGGCGGAAAATGGGCTTGTGTTCTCTTTTTTCGTATGAAGTTGCACAACTTATCACAGAGAACAGGGAATGATGGCTTATATTTGCATCGTTTCCATAACGGAGTGGGGACGGATAAATGAAAAAGAAAATGAATGATATTCGAGGTTACTTAATTGGGACGATATGGACTTTTCTGAGTCTGATGGTTCCCATCAGGGATTTTATGATTGCCATGATGGTATTATTTGGGCTGAACCTGGTGTTTGGCATCGTGGCTGCAGTGTTTAACGGTGAAGAATGGAGCTGGAAGAAATTCGGTATGTTCTTCGTATGCTGTGCAGTGTTCTTCGTGACGGTGGCTGCATTGTTTATTATCGGTCATTTCTTGCATTCTGATACAGAGGCTCTGTTTTGCGTGAAGTGGGTGTGTATAGCTGCAACCTATCTGTTCACGACCAACATATTGAAGAACCTGAGACGGATGTTAGTGTCAGATACGCCCTTTTATAAACTTGTGGACTATGCTTATTATGCGCTGACACTTGGATTCGTAGAGAAATTCCCGATGTTTAAGAGATACCAAGAACATAAAAACAATAAAGTAAATGGAAATGAAGGAAATAATATCTCATAGCTTATGAAATCGAAACATTTAATTATCTATCTGTTCGTTTGGATAGCGTATTTCTCAATGTTGTTTCTGACGAGTTGTAAGACGAAGACTGTGACGCAGGAACATTATATTACGGACCAAACAAAGAACAAAAGTTTGGATGCCTCCTGGCAGGAGCGATTTATCTCTGCTTTTGAGCAGATGGCAAATAGCAGAACTCAGGAGCACGAAACATCTGTCAAGGAAACTACACATACAAAGGATAGTACTTCAACCACTGTAGATCAGAATGGAAAGCCTATCAAGACAGAGTCATGGCACTCTGTTGTGACCAACAGGAACACAAAAGAGGTGCTGAGGCTAAAGGATTCCATTAACATCATATCTAAGAAGGTAGATAAATATCAACTTCTTATGGTTCAAAAAGATTCGCTGATTCGGTTAAAGCAAGACTCTATTAACATTATGAGGCGAGAACTAACCAAGAATGAGCAGCGACTTGTGACTATAGGGAAGGTAAGTCTTGGTGCGTTAGTAGGTATCATCATGGCCATCACAACAGGTATTCTTGTTTGGTTATGGCATCGTAGAAAAAATGTAATCAAGTATGAAGACAATAACAATTAAAATCATCAAGAAAAGCGTGATGGGAGTGGTAGAAGGACTATCTGCCACCATTGCGCAGCATAACCCAGAGGTGGACTTTCAGACCGTCTGGGCGAGCGATGGCGAGGAAGCGAAACTGGATATATACTATCGGGAGGCGATAACCGACCTAGAGAATTTTCTTGCGAGGTTTTCTTCTTCGACTACCCAGAAATTTGATCTGCAGGCTCTGGCTGATGATTTCTCTATCAATATAGTGACACTTGCTTCTTGGCCGCCAAGGTTAAGTGGTGTGCTGAGCAATCAGATTCAGAACTATCTTGTGCATGCAATCATTGCCGGGTGGTTGAGTGATTTTCCGGATATGGCTCATACGGACTATGCCAGTATGGGAGCGAGTGACCTTGATGCCATTAAGGAGATCTTGCTAAAGAAAGACTTTAGCTTTGCTGAGGCTGAAAGAAAAGCCGATGATACAACGAAAGAAGGCTCTTCTCCTATGGCTTTGGCAAGAAGTGGGGATGAAATAGGTAAGCAGAAGAATGCGCAGGCAACTGCCGGGCGGTCTGTAGATGCTGAGGCTAAAAGTCAGAATGAACTGGATGCTGAGGCTCGAAATGTGGACGAAGTAGATAAGGATGGCCAGAGTGGGCCGAAAGGATCTGAGCGCAATCAGGACTTCGTTTCGCAGCATTTTCATCATGATTATGTAGACTGGAGCGGAGGCAGGCCACCTTATGAACTGAGGTAGATTTATTAATCATCTAAATATTTCGAAATATGGATAGTAAACTAATTACTTTGAACTTTAGCATGGAGCAGGTATGTAATGACATATTGGCTCGATGCTATGTGTTGAGCCAGGGACTGGTGGATGATGCCCAGAAGGACATCAGAGCCACTATCGAAAGCCCTGACAGTAAAGAGACTCGCAGTATTATTAATCGTGCAGTAACGGAAGCTATCGGTAATATCAAGGTGGCAGCTCAGCGTTATCTGACCTCAGGTAGAGTGGAGGATAACAACAATCTGGAACGACTGGTGAAGGGTACAAGAAAGTATGTGTACACCGATAACAACAACGGCACATGGACTGAGGTTGTGACCACAAGCATCATCGGACAGGAAGATGAGGATGTGACTTCTACCGTAACCAAGGCTGGTAATGATCGGGAGGAAAGTATCTATGAGACTGTTACCCTGAAACTGGAGATTCCGAACTGGAACGTGGCTGTGACGGATGCGCTTAAGAGCAATATGCACCGGTATATGGTTGACTATACGATGAGTCAATTTTTGCAGGATCAGTATGCAGATAAGGCTGGACAGTATGGGGAGAGTGCTACAGCAGACTTCAATAATATGAAGAGCAATCTGTTAAGCCGGGATAACTATACTTTGAGACGGCCGAGTTTTACTTAATGAAACTTTTTTTCTTCTTTCGTTTTAGGTGTGTTTATGGAAAGAGCCTTCGCTTCGGGATAACTCCTGATTTGCGAAGGCTCTTGTTTTTTGACATGGTCAGAAAGCCATGGAGCGGTGGTTTTTCTGCTAGAACTTGCTGAAACGCCTGATGATTTCGAGGCGCGTATCAAAGTATTGATTAATTGATTTCATCTTCAGGTATAGGGCGATGCGGAAGAAACGATAGCTGTGAGTAGCCATGTAGCTGGACTTCATGCCGCCCAAACGACCGATGTAATGCCAATTCTGATTATCATTGCTGCCGTATAACCACATGATTGGTATGCTGCCAGACGTGAGGGAATGGATATATCCTGTAATGGAATCAGGTACGTTATCTTCATCGAACTTAAGTGTACGAGTAACTATGATACCATGATACTCTGTTGGATCTTCGTAATCGTAACCCTTATCAAGCACCATCACGCTGCCATCCCTATATTGTATGTAGGGGTGAGGATAGGAATTGATAGCCGTAAGCACATTTTGTATAAGAAAAGTACTCCAGGCATTATCCTTGATAGAATAGCAGAGGGCCACCGTATCAGCCGTAGAGGCCCTACTCGTCTGCGTAACATCTAGACAAAAGATGCGAGAGTTTTTGTAATCGTAGATAACCTGACAATGCTGGAAGAACTCTATTGGCGATGAAGTAAAATCTATGAGTTGACGCATCTGAGCCTTGATAGTCTTGACAGATTCGCTATCCCCTTCTGCATCAACGAAGAAGTTGAGGAACTTGCCTAGGCTACCGGAAATGTTGAAGCCGGGACCATCTAAGACATCGGACATGGAAACCACTTGTGACTCTGCTATGCGACTGATTGAGCGGTTTGTGGCGAAGATAACAGACTGGTCTAACTGAGTGATAGACTTCGGATTGCTACAAACCTCACGACTAATTGGGTGGATGCTGCTATAGGTGCCTTGGGAAGAGACTTCCATCGCCCAGATGCCATCGGTGGAGAACGCCATCAATGGGTACTGACCAAACTGACCTTGAGAGAGAGCCCTTGTGGTCGAGGCTATTCCCTGGATGGTTCCGATGCCCACGGTGTTGATGCCGTTAAGAGGGAAATAGAAGGCATTATCAGACTCTGAGGTGTAGATCTTATTGGACAGTTCTACTACATCATCAACCGTATACGTAGGAGCATCAACAATGTAATCGTCTCCATCGTCCTCGTATGTACCCATGTGAATAGATCCATTCAACTCATCGCAAGGAGTGAGCGGAAAGCCAAATACTACCACTTCGTCATCTACTACCACATCGTCATCTGGACGTGTGAAAAAGTACATCATATCTGCCCTAGAGTCAGGGTAGAACTTCGCAGCATTACAGAACAGAAATTGCTCGATGTAGTAATAATGTCCTTCTGTATTATATAATCCTCGCTGTTCTACGTACTTGACACCAGAGGTCGTATTAAGCCTTACAACGATTTTATCTACTAAGTAAGTCTTTTTACCTAGAACCTTGATGTATTGCGCCTGAGGCAAAAGAACAGCATCGGTGAATCCTGCAAATAATTTTTCCTTGATACCATATAAATTGAGGCGGTGATTATAGACATAGCCACCTTCTGCAAAAAGATAGTTATGGGTCTTATAGTCATCCTTCATCTGTTCTTGCAGAGCCACTTGATAGACTGCATTTTTATCGACTGGGAGATAATTGCCTGTTCGAGTCCAGAAATTATCTAAGTCTAATGTGCAGACCTTGTAGTAAGCAGAACTGTTTTGCAGTTTTTTCTTATACGCATCGTTAGCTAGTGTTGGGAATTTAACTGTAACGTAACCATATTTTTGAGCAGGATTATTCTGAAAATAAGTACAAGACCTTGCACCCATACTTAAGGCATAGGTGCGTGGGCGAATCTGTAAACTACTAATTTTCTCAGATGTGTCTACATTTGTTATAGGAGGAGTAATGAAAAAGTCTACCGACTTGATAACATCCTTCCATTTTCTTAATTCCGTCAGAGATTTTCCTGAACTATCGGCAAGATAATAAAGTAGCGATGTGTTACGTGGATAATAATAGAACGTAGCACCTTTGAAATATACAGCTAATGCTGTACCTTTGCTATCTTTTCTATTATATCCCTTTTCGTTTTCATAATTTATAGCGGAGTTGATTGTGGCATTTCCTTCATTCCAATTACCATAGGCATCAATAGAACCCTCGCTAAAACCATTAGATGGAAAATAAAAATTAGCAGCTTGCACTAAATAGGTATTCGGTACTTGTACTGGTATGAATACAGGCGCAGAATGCATGATCATGCTACCATCAAACATACGGTAACAGTAGCGAATGAAAAAATTGGCATAGAAGCGACCATTACGAGCTATGATATTATTAGTACGATTAACTAAAGCATATATGGACTGGGTCAAGTCGGAAGCTTTTTCCTCCTTAATATTTACGCAAATATCGCCAGGATGCCAAGTTTCTCCTTTCACTTTGGTATAGGCTTCATCGCACGATATGGTACTTTGTTGCCATGCTTCGTTAAACCCATTTTTACTACCCTCTGCATCTATACCTCCAGATGGGTAATCCTCTGGATTATCTTTATTTTCGACAGTAAAACGAATGTTAAGAAACGGTGGTTTAAATCCAAGATACAGATAGTCACCACCATTGTTCTCACCATTGCGCTCGAAGAGAGCGTAACGAATACCATCACTACAGATTATAATGAGAGTATTACCTATAGAACTAACAGACTTTAATGTACCTTCTTGAAACGAACATATAGTATTCATATGGCTTCCATAATCAGCGAACCAATGGAGAGAGTTTTCTTTTTCGTGATAACCTATGAAATTCTTATAACCATTTGTTTCATGAATATATACTAACTTCGTGTCACCAGCTTCATTTACCCACAACTTTCCGGGTATTTTTGTCCCTGTGACAATAGAAGGGCGCAATGCGCCATCATGCAGCTCTAGATTGCCGCAGAGGGATAGCGCACCGTTTTCTACTGCCATTTCATCAGGAGTGAGGCTGAGGCCTTTGTATCTAATTGATTGTTGCATATTTCTTAATGTTTAATATTTTATTATCGACAATGCTCGCTGTCGGCCCTATTGACGATTGCTAAGGCTGGATAACTGACGCCATCTACATTGAGATTGATGGTTTCATTAGCCGTAACCAGTTCTATCTGCTTAGTACCAGTCGGGATATTCGGTATATAGCTAAGCAAGAAACTGACGGTAGAAACATTACTGGCATGGAGCTGCCCCTTACGGCCAGACAGTTTGATGCATGCTACTTCTTTATCTTCTATATCTGGTGTAGACTTAATGACATACATCTGCTTACTTGGCGTATAGAAACAGAAACAAATCTTATCACCCGGATGGAGATCCAGCAGTTTGCAAGGACTAGACCTTAGAGTGATACGCCCATTCAGATTAAGGGCAAGTCCTCGCTTCTGTACGCGAGGACGATTGAGAATAATGACATCATTTGTTAGCTTCATGATCTGTAGGTTTGTGGAGCCAGAAACGGAAATAATCGTTTTCGGCATCCTGGTTGCGTACTTTGACGTATTCTCTGGTAACATAGAAATGTTTCTTGCTGAGAGTAGGGTTGAGGCCGTAATCATTCAACATCATTGCTGGCTCTACTCTGCCATCGAAGGATATTTCATACCAGTAGCGATGGAGAAAGAACCATGGACGAAGACGGACCTCCTGAATGGTGGTGTAATTACTCTTGTCTGCCCGGCACGGTACGATGCTCCAGCTACCATCCTGCCAATGCTCTGTGGTCACTTCTCCACCTGTTGCCATTTCATGTTTCTTGATGATGGACTTCTGAATCTTAACGATCAGGCAAACATCAGCCGTGAAAACTTTAGCCATTTTTCCATGGCAGAGCATGACGAAGCGGCCTTTCTTATCAGGAAGTAGGCTACGCTGTTTGCCCGGCTTATTGATGACACAGACGGTGGAGAGGAACTTATGTCGAGCCATGGAGAGAAAATCGGGCAGTTTCGCCTTGGCGTGCATGCGGTCGATGACCTTCTGAACCTTTTTGAAGTTTTTCTCTGCCTGAGTCTCATGAATAGTGACCGGAGATTGAGGTAACTGACCTTTTCCATTTTGCTCACGAATCTTCTTAACGTTTTCACGAACCTGCTTCTTAGAAGGTATTTCCAGAAGATGCCCCGTTTTCTTATCAAGTCTGTATCTTGTTTTTTGCTTTTCCATAATGAGTTGTCTTTAAATGTTGCCCTCGTTGAGGCAAATGATTTCGAAATGATGATTCTCGCAGATGTCGTTGCCGTTGGCCATACGATGATTGAAGGAGCAAGGGATATGCTTGTTGTACAGATCGCACTGAAGACAATGATCAGGAACATCTTTCTGTTCTTTGCTACCAACTTCATTATCTATTGGCTTACTGGGTACAGCCCTGACAACACGGCCGAAATGATCATAGAGTTGACCGGGAACGATACAGGTTGCCTCACGGAGGGATGGGAGATTGTACCCCATCTGACGGATAAACCAGAGGCGTAGGTAAATGATTAAACGTTTCAACTTTTTCATATATGATTGATGTTATATATTAATAATGTGGGTAAAGATACGAGAAAAATGAGGATAAAAAGTGATAACTTGCGCAACTTAGCTTGTTGAGAACCAAATTGCGCAAGAATTGTCAGTGATTACTCGGTTTTATCGTCCTTCTCTTTCTGCTTGTCAGTGGAAGGCTCATGCTCGAAGACATCAAAAATCTTTGTCTCGCTGAGGCTCTTCAACTCATAGTCTATCATGGTCTTGCACATAACCTCGTCTACATAACGCTTGGCACGTTCGATGCTCTTGGCTTGGATGAGGTAGTTGACATAGGTACGCTTCTCCTTATCCTTCTTATCATCAATGGTGATGAAAGCCAAACGAGCCTTGAACCAAAGATCATCGTCATCAATGTCAGAGAAGAAAATCTCGTTGTAGTTGGCAGGGTTGATGTTGGCAATCTTAAGTTCACCAGATACATAGACTGCCATGTTATCGATGATACTTGCTTCTGCCTCGGTGAAGGAGAGGGCATCAACAACATACAGCTCGTTTACCATTTTATCGTTTCCATCCTCCTGGGTCTTCTCATAGCGTACCTTGCACTCGAACCATGTGCTTGTACGAGAGCGGAGGGAAGAACCATTACCTGTGCCAATGAAGGACTCCTTTTTAGCCTCTTCCTGAGGTTTTTTTTCTGTCTTGTTCATAATCTTAAGAATTTAAATTGTTATTAATAATTTTGTCTATCTCTTCCTGAGGTAGCTCTTTTCCGTCTTTGCCAAGATATTCCTTGCAGATGAAATACATGGTGCCAGGAGGGTCGGGATGGCGGTAGTGGAAATTCAACTCTATATTGGCAAGCTGCTCATCCGAGGAATTAAAGATAGAACGAGCCTGATGTGCTCTTGGCATACGTTCCATGACGTGATACTGGATGATGTAGCCATCTTTCTTTATCTGCTCGTCTTTGAGAATAATGAGCATCTTATCTATCTTGGCTTCTTTCTCCTTGATGGTCTTGAAGAGGGAGTTGACCAGCTCCTTGTCGGGATGTGGCTTCTTCTTCTCTTGGAAATATTGGATGGTTGAGGCTCTAAGTTCTGCCACCAGAAGGAAAAATCTTCCGTTGTCGTTCTGAGGGACATCATTTCCGTCTGCCTTCATGATGATGCCATCTACACGCTTTTCAAGTTCGATGGACTGGCGCAGTATCTTCTTATCGCGGTGTGCCCAATATTCCTTTTCCGTGGTTCGCATAGCTGAAACCAGCTTGCGAAAGGATAATACTGATTCTTCACTCATATCTTATTTGATACCTAAAGCTTGTTTGACTTTTCTGATGCGTTCCTGCTCCTTGGGGAGGAGGTTACCTTTTTCGTCTATTCGGCAGAGGAGTCTGAGATTGTTTCCTCCTTTGGACAAACGTACCCATTTGTGACAGCCATCATGCTCTATCTGATGGTTGCGCTGCTGTGCCTCATGGAGAAGGCGCTGCTGTGCCTCATGGAGAAGGCGCTGCTGGCGCTCTTCGTGGGAGACCTTGGAAACTTCATTTTGTACTCTGTTCATAATGCTACTTGTCTTCTGATTCTGAGTTCAATATCTCAAGGCGAGCTTTCAGGGCATCGAAGTAGAGGCTCATACCGTGATATTGGGACAGCAGTAATGCACCCTGTTCCGGTCCGATTTTCTTGGCAATATTTGCAAAGCCATTATCCTGGATAAACTTATGGAGTTTCATTAAGCGTATTCTCAACTCTTTGAACTCGATTTCCAGACGGTCCTTGAAGTCTTCTGCTATCTTGTACGACTTCTCGAACACATCTTTTGGGGACCAGGAATCGTATGTACTGCCATCTGGATTGATGTACTGGACGTGATAGCCTTCTCTCCATTCGTGGCCGTCTTTATTGGCTCTTGCAAAGCCTTTCTCTACTGCGACAGATTCATTCATCGGTTCTGCCTTGACCGTTTTGGTACCTTTGTACTGCTTTAAAGTTGTTTCTTCCATAATTAATAATGTTTAAAATGTTTATAGTTCTATTACTTCTGCTTTGTCTGCAGGAATGTCGTAGTAAGGGATGGAATATCCTTTGTCCTTCATTTCGTCTGGGAGATAGCAGCGGTAGTATTTTCCGTAGAAGTTTTGCCATTTCTCCTTGACAGTGAGTATTGTTCAAGCCGGAAGCTCAGGCTTCGGCTTGAATGAATAACGAGGATAACATCCAGTCTCATGCTCATCTGCTGCGCAACAACATGAGGAATAACATGAATGAATTTTCATTTTTACTTCTTTTCTTTACTAATTTTTATTGCTTTTCTTGCCAGTTTCCCTAAAGTCGAAGAACTAGCTTCTGGAAAGCGTTCTTTGAACTTTGCTCTTACTGCATAGAATATTTCGCTTTTTCTTTTTGCTGCTCTGTATTTATCTTGTATAGAAGACAGTTGGCTGATAGCCTCTCCAGCTTCAATGGTAAAGCTATCATCAGAGCTTGCTTCAATCTCTGTTGCAATTTGAGACCAAGCAAAACTTATAGCATCGTATTCTGATTCTGTTAAGTATATATTCATTGTTCTAATTCTTGTTTGATAATTCTCAACTGTGATAAAACATGTTCTGCATTGATAAACTTGGAGTCAGAAATATTTAATGCGGATTCTATCTCAAGGATGAGCATATCAACTCTTAATTTGACTTTAAACTCTTTCTCTTTCATACATTTTGAGCTTGCTTTTAAGATTTATAATTTTATGTCTTGCTCTTGCTTTGTCATAACTTTGCAGCCAAGATGCTTATTAAAATACTTTAAGTCCTTTCCGTTAATTTCTCTATCTGCAACAAATCGGTTATGCTGCAAAATACGAGACGATGCTATAGTTCGGGAACATGCGATCTGCGTGGCAGATAGGCTTTCATGGTATTCTTCCAATGTTTTGTCTATCTCATAACCAACAAAGTTTCTACCACTGTCTAATGCGGCTTGCATTGTCGTTCCAAGACCAAGGAATGGGTCGAGCACCGTGTCTCCCTTGCACGAATACATGTTGATAAGACGGTAAGGTATTTCGTAAGGGAAGGCTGCGCTTCTTGTTCGAGATTTTCCGTCAGCCATCTTCTGCTTTACACCCTTCACATTCCAGGTGTCAGAGAACCACGTATTTCTCTCTTCCCAGAAGAATGCGCTTTGTCTTCGAATTTTCTTCTCCTCCTCGGTCTTAAACTTTCGCCTTTTGCCCTTTCTGAATATTAGTATATATTCGTGTTCGAGGGTGACATAAGCACCACAGGGAAGCATGCCACTTCCCATAAACTTATTTGGGGCATTTGTTTGCTTCCTCCAAATGACGCATGGAAGTTCAGTAAAACCAAGACCTCTGCAATATAGCGAAATTTTCGCATGGTTATTGAACAGTTGGAAGTTTCCATTGATAGTTCTTGTAGCATCTCCTATATTGATACAAAGAAAACCTCCTTCTGAAAGAACCCTGTAACACTCCCTCCATATATTGTTGAGTATTCCATGCATTAAATCGAAAGATACGGATGGATTATCTGCAAGGTTGTACGCAACAACTTTATTTTGCATTGCAAATATATCGTCCCACATTTCTACCATCGGATATGGAGGCGATGTTACTACAATATTGATGCTTTCATCTGCCAACTCTCCCATATTGCATGCTGACTTATAATAGATATTTCTTTTCATACGCTACTCGAATTTAATGACAAAAAATTCCTTATCAAGCCACTTATCAGGGCATAAGCCTTTCTTAGGTTTCCCGATGGCGATACTCTCAATCTCCTTCTCAATTCGTGGACTATCCTTGCGGTAGCCGTTGATGAAGAGGACGTGGGTGTAAGGGCGATAGAGCACCTTTCCGCAATATGTTTCTGCCGCCACATCATAAGCTACTTCGCAGTTAGTGGTCAGACGTTTAATCCAATACGGCTTTATTTCCCGATACTCCTCTGTCTTCTCACCTAATACGATTTTATCGAACCATTGCTTGCTGACGTTGAGGGTCAATGTTTTCTTCTTCATCTTTACACCTCCTCCCAGTCTGTTGCGAGAATATCCTCAGAATCTTTGAAAACACAAGGAAAGAAGTTCCCATCGCATACAGCTATAATAGTCTTAGAGACAATATGGATATAAGCTCCACATTCTTCCCAAATTACCCTTCTCACTTTCTTTCCCTCCTTCATTCTTCTCAGAGCCTCCGAGAAGTCAAAAATTTCCTTCTTCATTTCTTCTAGTTCATCCTCCTTGGTAGTAGGCATCACAGAGTCATCGGCAGCGATGATGATGATAAATCCGATTTCCATATTACTTCTTGTTTTTAATGATTTTGTTTAATACTTGCTTGTTGTGCTCAGTATCATCGTCACTCAGATGATAAGATGTTATATTCTTAAGGATGTCTAAATCAACTGACAGCATGTAGTCGTGAACTACCTTGATAAAGTCTTCCAGAGAGCGACAAAGAGCGTATTTATAGCCAGCACACTGCCAGTAGCCCTGGAAACGTTTCTGATTGGCTGTCTGATTGTTTGTCTTGCCATACTTCAATTCAATGCCAAAGCCGTAGAATACTTCTGTACCCCTGTTGATAACTCCATTTTTGCCATTCTTGTATGAAGGGAGAGCCAGGATGAGATCTGGAACGCCCGGCACAACTCCTGCTGCAGCGTTGATGGCTATCTTCTTGCCACTGGTAGCACCATCAGCCTCATTTTTGGGATGGAAGAGGAGAGAGGCATAAGCCGGGTACTGGAGACGGAACCAGCGTACACAAGCTATCTGTAGCTGCCCTTCATGTTGCACCTTCTTCTGTTTGGTAGCAGATTTCTTGGTGTATTCAGGATAATTGCCGTTGAGGCGGTCGATTAATTCTTGTCTGTCCATAATTCGTATGAATTAAATTGTTTGTTACTTGTGTTTCTTAGTCGCTGAGGAGAGATTGGAGATAATTCTGAGTCTGATCATCCAAGTCGGCCAGTGACTGTTCTTCTTCTGCCACCGATGGATTCCAGACGATGCCCAGTTTAGCTAGAGTGCCATTCTTGTAGGCATCTTTCACCATCTGTGCCATGGAACCATTCGGGTTCTTCTTGGAGGCTTCTATCCAGCCGAGATACTTCTGCCGTAGGGCTTCGGTCTGTTCTTTCTCCTCAGCCTTTTTGCGCTCTTCTTTCATTCTGAGGCGAGCTTCTATTTCCTCGTTGGTCTCCTCGCGTTGAGGCTGTGGAGGAGAAGGTGGTGGAGAACTTGAATGCTGAGGCTTCTTCCCGGCTGAGGCTACAACTGTAGGATTGTCGAAGGTTCCTTCCATCAGAGCCTCGTAGTTCTTCGGATTGAAGAGCCAGTTGAAGGAGATATAGCATCCACCATCCTTGCGCCCTGAGAGAAGATCGGAGTTGAGAGCCTTGCGAAGCATCGGTTCTATATCCTCGAAGGAATAGTCTGAGATAAACTTTGCCACCATCTTCTTGCGGTCGGGAGTCATCTTTGAGATTGGCTTGACCTGCGTGCCCAGAAAGAGGCGATTGAAGAGTCTTAGCACTTCCGAGAACTGAACTTCCGGATCCAACGACTTTTTTTCTTTTTCTTTTTTTTGTGTGTGGGTGTGGGCTTTCTCCTTTCTTTGTTTGTTTTCTTTTATAGGGGGTTCGGGGGAAATGTTTTCTTTTATTTGTTTCTTTCCTCTTACTTCTGTGCCCTTACCCTTGCCCTTGTCTGTGCCCTCAACTTCGGCAGAATCTTCGGAATCACCTTTATTTAAAGGGGTTTCGGGATTGTTAATCTGTGCCCTATACTGTGCCTTTTGGTGTGCCCCTTGTTTAGGGTGTGCCCTGGAGCGTGCCCCATCTTTGCCCTTAATCGTGCCCCTATCTGTGCCCTTGTTATCTTGAAGATACGCTGCACAATCTTGTGTATCAGTAACTTGCGAAGTTAAAATCTGTGCCCCTGATTGTGCCCCTGATTGTGCCCTAAAGAGTGCCCTATTCTGTGCCCCTATTGGGCTTTGATAGGGTAGTATGCAGTGGGAGAGGGGATGCGAACTGTTAACATACACTATTGTTGAGGCTTTAGGGGAGCTGCATTTTGTGATGATTCGCTCCTGTATGAGAACATCGATGGCACAGCGGATAGACTTAACCGAGGTATGGAGTCGATCAGCCAACAGGCGTAAGGAGAGCGTAGCAGCGGAAGCCTCATTGTGGGTGGAAGACAGGAGCACGTAGATGAGCACCTGTACCACCACCGGACGATGAAAGTAACGCCACTGCAGCAGCTCTGGAGTAAGAATGTAGCCATCTGTTTTCATTTGCTGTTTCTTTTATTTGGAATATAGAATTTACTATCTTATTTCTTTTCTTCTGCCTCAATAGCCCGGAATATCTTGTAGGCCACCTGAGGGACCCATGCATTGCCGTAAGCCTTTATTGATTCTGTTCTCCACTTTGGGAAAGAAATGGTAAGGCTGTCCACATCAAAGGGAATCCCATCATTTCTTCGACATAGAGGGGATTGAGTTGGGAAGTCTTTCCAGAAGTCTTCTTTCGGGAAGTTGGAGAAGGTAACATCCCGTTCACTGCCAATGCCGTAAGACTTTTTCCCATCTGTGAATTTGGGTTGAACGCCTTTGTTAACTTTGTTGCTTCTATGGCGCAAGGAGTCGGCAAGAGTCCTTGTTTTGCGGCAAGGGCCAGTGTTGGACGTTCTGCAGCACCGGGAGAAGGACTTCTGTTTATTCTTCCACTTCCTTTGTCTAGTGCTGTTGGCGTTGGAAGAAGATCTAGAGGAAAGAACTCTGTCTTCCCTTTTCTGTTGCAGCGTTTCAGACCCTGAGTCTGTACGGTGGGCAACAATCCAGATGCGTTCTCTTCTGTGTGGTGCTCCGACACTGCAAGCTGGAATATTAAGCGGTTGGACGGAATATCCTGCTGCTTCAAGTTCCTTGCAGATTTTTTCGAGTGTGAACCTGCTTTCCTCTCTGTATATGTAATTCTCTTCGAAGAGATCGTCTGTACGTCCCACTTTAATCTCTTGGCCGGGCTCCACCATAGTTCGGATTCCAGCAACGTTTTCACCAACGATCCAAGTGGGCTTAATTTCCCGAATCGCTCGTAGCATCTGTGGCCAGAGATAGCGGTTATCGTCTGCTCCCTTTCTTCTGCCGGCAACGCTAAAAGGCTGGCATGGGAATCCTCCGGTGAGAACATCGACTTTTCCCTGCCACTGATGGAAGTCTGTTTTGGTAATGTCTTCATAACTTTCTGAATTTGGGAACCAGTATTGGAGCACCTTGCGAGGGAACTCTTGTATCTCGCAATGGAAGAGGTTCTGCCATCCCATCATGGATGCCGTGACCTCAGCACCACCGATTCCGCTGAATAAACTAGCGTGATTCATATTGCTTACTTTTGTTTCTGTTGTGTTCCAGGAGCCACTGTAGGTGAACAGTCTTAGAAGGATCACGGAAGAGGGATTTTGCCTTATCTATATCTGGATTCAGCATTATCTTCTTTTCTTTCTTTGCTGCTGCTCTTTTCTTCTGATAGTATCTGCGCTGGTACTCCTTCACCTTTTCGGGGTGATTCAGTCTCCAGCTCTTAGATTTTTCCAGCAATTTTTCTTTGTTGCGCTGATAGTATCTCTGATAATATCCAGTGCCGTTGGCTCGTTTCTTGGCTGCATTTTCCCGATATAGCTTCTGCTTTTCGGGATGATCCTTGATGTATTTACGAGAATAGGCGAGCATTTTATCACGATGCTTAAGATAGTATTCTCGCTGCCGTGCTATGCGGTCTGACTTTGCTTTTTCTTTACTCATTTACGACCTCCCAATCTTTCGCAAATATATCAGATGAAGAAGGAACCCAAGAATCTGCTTTTCCATCTGTATTGATGATAAGCATCTGATTGGTGTAGTCAATGTGAGGATTCTCACGACTCATCAAGATGTCCTTGGCAGACTGAGGAAGTGACTGCATCTTAGGAATGATGTCACCACCAATGTGAGAAGGAACCTGCTTAACGATAAACAAACCCTTGTCATTCCAACTCTTACGTCTTACCGCAAAACCATCCTTCAGTAAGACAATAGCACCACCAAAGGTAAGTGAGTATACATCATGATAGGCTTTCTCAAACACGTCCTTTGGCGACCAATACTTATATCCGCCCTTGCACTCTACTAAGTAGCCATTTTCCTCAACGGTTACTGGCTTAAGAGTGGCAATTTTTCTACCAAGCACTTTCTGTGCTTCTTTCATAGTCATAGGTTCTGCCTGTATGACCTTTGTACCAATATACGTTTTCATATCAATTTATTTTATGTCCTCATAGAGGATGGTTAGTTACTAAAGCTCATCAAACTCTTTCTGAATGCTATTTAAAGCCTTTTTTATAGCATTCTTTATGTTGGCAGATTCTTTTGGCGCATACTTGTTTATATCTATTAGAGCACGCCCCAGTATATTTTCATTAACACTCATGTCATTACAATATCTATCTATAACTCCGTTATAATCACCAATTAAGCTGCTTAATTGGTTAGCTCTATCTAATTTTTGTTTATCCATATTGTTAACTGTTTATTAGTTAATCTATTTTTCATTCACATGGCAGTTTCTCCTGATGCTGCACGTATCTTTTGTGCTTAAGGCAATACTTGCCATTGATGCAGTTACGCCCATCATGGCAGAGGAGGCACTTGCGAACTGCATAGGTGCTCTTACTTCTGGAATCGCTCATAATAGTAAGTTACTATCTGATGCTCGGTAGGCTGAAAGCCATTACGAGTTGTAAGAGTATCTACTATCTCATCATAGGTACTCTGAGGCATCTGTAAAATGAGATTCTCATCATGAAAGCCCTGAGAGAGTTTACTGAGGCAGAGCCATCCAAGGACTAGCCAGATGGCAATGCAGAAGATGGTCTTAATTGTTTTCATAACTTTATCTTATTTGGGACACAGATAGTCTTGAACTTGGCAGGCACAGGCTTCCAACTCTGATACTTTGTATTCGTGGCGAGTAATTTTGCCATTTCTGCCTCTTGCGAAGTCTTTCACCTTTCCTTCACGTTTCCATCGCTCTACGTTTTTTCTTCCGTAGATGTCGTATGCCTTGGCTTGTGTGAGGAACGGACGTTTACCCACAGCCTTGCAGACTTCTTCTTTCACAACGTTGCGTATGGCTGACAAAAATGTATCAAAGGATAGCATCTTATCTGCAAACTGGATTTGTACTACTTCGTTCATGACTATTGTTTTTATTTGGTTCTTGTAACTGTGATGATCTCTTTCTCCCGGTTGATTTTGGTTCTGAACTTACGACAGTAAATTACACCTAATTCCGAGCAGGTTGTCTTGATCGTTCTCATTCTCCTGATAGGGAAACTGATTGATTTACCCAACTCCAGTTCTCTGATCTGAGGTCTGAGTGGTACTTTTTCTTCTGACATATTGCTTAATTTAATTATTATTTAACTAGTATGAAATCGTAAACGAAAACGAGAGGGTTGCTGTCCCAGTGGAGGTGGAGCTTGCAGCTAAGCATCTTGTATGCTTTGATAGGAGTTCTGTACCAACATTTCTTCACAAATCTATCAAATGTGGCATCGTATGTATAAGCATCGTCAAAACCATCGATGTGGCTACAGAAGATTCCTTCTTTCATGCAGTCATCGGTGCTGATGTCCTGTAGTCTTTCACACCGAATGTTGGTAATTTTGATTTGATGAGGCATCAAATCAGACTTCACAAACATCTTGTTTGACCATCCTATGGGAACTGCCCTTATGAATATATCATTGGCAAACGGAATGTCGCAGTATCTTTGTGCGACTGCTACGACTTCACCTATTTTGTAAGTGGACTTTGCCACAATCTCATTTCCATCATTGATGGCGAGCTTGCCTTTGTCTTTTCCTTCCGTACAGAAACCGCAGCTACGGATATGCTTGAAAGGCTTTTCATAAGCGATTCTTCTTGTCTGAGTCTTGCGACCATCTAGGACAGCTTCGGTGAGACCGTACAGGTCATTGAACATTATCTTTTTCATACGCTTTTGCTTTAAAGCAATCGGGACGATGGGTTATATGGTACACAATGGAAAGCGACTAATTTTAAATTTTCCTCACTCATCGTTGCCCGATTGAATATTTATGTTTATCTTTGCACCGACTAATTTTAAATTTTATAGATATGGTACAAAACATTTTTACAATTTGCAAGAAAGTAGCTACAGTTGGCTCATCAATGACCTTTGACTTTAGTGAAGAAGTTTCCAACATCACTAACCAAGGTTGGGTTATTAAGCAAGTATTTCAAAATACCCTTACATTGAATGGTCACTCTTATATCTCCGTGACCTTGCTAGCAGAGAAGTCTGAATAACTCCTTAGCATCCTCTAATGGTTTTGGGAAGGTCCTGTTGTCAGGATGTGTTATACATAGCAGCATCCCTTCCCAATCTATCAGTGGCGCATTGTATATCCATTGATAGGCTTCTTCCATTTCCTTGATGTGCGATTTGCCAAAATAGGAGTACAATTCAAACCGTAGCCAGAAACGCTTTACCTGCTTTGCCTTTTCCTCGTCAACACCCTTGCTGTTAAGAAGTGTTTCAAGGGCAGCGAAATCGAAAACTTCATTATATTTTTTCATTATTCTTCAAATTTATTTGGTACTTATCTGTTTATTTGCTAATTTTGCACCTGCAAATTAGATTCATGGAGTCTCCATACTTTTGAACCTTTGTCCATAACAACGGACTATGTTAGCCCCCTCACTGCAACGGAGGGGGCTTTTTTGTTTGCTAATGACCGTTAGCAAACCGCGGAAGGGAGGTGTTGCCAAATCACAGAAGGACAAACATCTTTTATCTTTTATCCATCCTCTGCTTTTGCTGATTCCGGAAATATTTTATCTTCATTCTTCATTTTTCTTCAAATTTATTTGGTACTTATTTATTTATTTACTAACTTTACGGTGCAAAAGTAATAAAAAATACAGTGACTTGCAAATATTTTAGCCGAAAAATAGCTAAAAGCTATCATATTTAATAGTCCTTAACTAAAATATAGTATAATATGGACTTAAATGTAATTAAGAGGCTTGCAGAAAAGCGAGTTGGTGGGCTAAAGAAATTAGCAGCCGACATTGGTATGAGTGAAGCAAATCTTCACCGATGTATTAATAACAATAAGATGCAGGGAGGTGATTTAGAACAAATCGCTTCCATATTTGGCGTGTCTATCGATATTTTCTTTGATAGTAAAACAGAGACTTATGTTAATCATGTGATGAATCTAGATAAGATTAAGTCATATATTGAAGAGAATGGGATGGGCTTAGTGTCATTAGCTTCAAAAATGAATGTCAGCAGGATTGCTTTAGAGAATCTTCTGAATGGATCTGATGTTAAAATCAGCATGATCGAGGCACTTGCAAATACTTTAGGCGTGAAGGTCGTGGATCTGTTTAATGACAATAAGATTTCTGCTTCTGTTTATGCTGAGGCTCCAGCTAAGGGTGATCACTCCATGTATGAAGAGCTGATTGCCCTAAGAGCAGAGAATAAGGTGCTGAGGGAGATCCAGGGTCTTTCTTCAAGAAATCAGGTACATGTAGGATAATTAAAATGTAGAGATTATGAAAAAGTATATTATATTTTTTATATCTATGTTTGTACTAAGTGCAAATGCACAGACTTCTGTTGCAGGTGTAGATTTTGGCTTAGATTACGAAACCGCAAAACTTATATTAGAAAATAGGTTTGGTAAATGTGATTATGAGTCAGATGTAAACACTCTTGTTTTTTCAAATAAAGAATATGCAGGACTGTTTTTTGAAGGGTTTATATTTGGTTTTCAACGTACTGCAAATAAAAGTTATATGAATCGTTGCATTATGGTAAATTACTATAAGACGGCTCACGATGCAATAACTAGAAGAGATGTCTTGAAAGAAGTGATTTCAAAAAAATACGATTTGACTTCTTATAAAGATGAGGATGGGTTTATATATTATAGAGGTGGAGTTAATCCTTTGGATGAAAATAAATATGGTTTTTTGATAGATGTCTTTAAGCTTAACAATCCCAACGAAAATAAGTATGGTGTACGCATTTATTATGGTCCATATAATTATTTAAACGAGGGTTTTTGAAATGAGTTTAAGATAAAAGTTGTAATTTTGCATGTGGAATAAAGAATTAGGTAAGTATATGATTGATGTTTCTAAGTATTTCTTGACGGCAATATTTGCAATGTCATTAATGAAAGACTTAGAAGATAAACGCTGGCTAATATACATGTTAAGCGGAAGTGTTGCTCTACTTCTCTTGATTTGCGGTCTTATATTGACTCGCGATAAAGATAAGGAGGAAGAAGAGAAAATGAAAAGAAACAATATTAGTAACAGAAATAACAAACAAAAAACAAATAGGAGGTAAGATTATGGGAACATTGATTATTTTAGCTATGGTAGGAATCCCATGTGTGGCATTTCTGATTTTTTGTGCCACATCTAATGGAAAGAATTGGCTACGCCAAAATAATATGTTGTAAGGGTTAGTACATTTCGTTTATTGCATATTTATTTATGGGAACTTTTGTAGTCCTTTTACTTATATCCTTTTTATATGCGGTTGTCGCTGCATACAAACGGAAAGGTGTAGTAAGAGATAGCCAGATAGTAGGAGCATTTCTCGTTCAGATATGCTTCTGCTATTTTATGGCCTTTCGTCCAACAGCAAAGGATTTAGTCGGGATTCTTTTAACTTGGCACTTAGGATGTTTCCTCTCAATAATGCTAGGAGGCAGTATTGGTGCTATTGTAGGCGAGCATATAGAGACTGACGGAAAACGAACAGTAGCTTATTGGCTTCACCTAGCTTTTGCTAATTGTATTCTGGCTTTAATAGGTATATTGTTTTTGTTTCTTAGCTTGTGATTTCTTCCTCTGAGTCAGATGAGGCTAATGCCATTGATCAAGGCAAAACCTTGTGTGGCTGGTGTGGAAAATAGAAAAATAATTTAGTAAATAATAAATCGCAAAGTGTTGCAAGGTAGTTGCGCACTACATTATAGAGTATTAGTAAATAAAGGGTAAT